CTTAAAAAGGCTTTTAAAACTCATCAAAGATTTAAAAGATTTTGAAATAACCCAAATGGTTGTCAGCGGAGAAACCATAACTAAAACAGAAATCAATAAACTGTATGAATTTTTAAATAATGATAACAATAACTGAAAAGGATTATAATCGCCTAAAAAAGAAAATGTCAAAGATTAAATGGCGTAGCATATTCGATGAAGTAATATTTGATGGGAATGTATATACAAAATATCAACTGGCCGGAATACTTCAATATTTAGATGAAAAATTGAAAGGATAATTTGTTTTGTATAAATAATTAAATTAATTTCGTATTATGAAAAATCCAGTAAAAACATACTTCCCAAACGGGTGTACTGAGTGTGGGGGAGAAATACAATTCTTAGAGGAAGGTTTAATGTATATCTGTAACGAATGTGGAAGGTTTTGTTATGCATACAAAGAAGCAACAAATTTTAACCTTGAATTTGAGCCTAAAGGATCTTTAGCGACCCTGAAGGTCAATAAACTGCGCAACTCTGTACGGGGAGTATTGTCTAAGCTCTACAAACAAAGAGTGAATGTACAGACGAAAAAAGGTGCTATGGAAACTGCCTTGATTAATGCTGTTTTTGCTAACTACTGTCTGGCAATAAGAAACGGAGAGGATGTCAAGTACGCCTATCAGGTAAACGGAGGAAGTGAAGATAAAGAGGTATATGTTGTAGACACCGGAGAAATAGTTAGGGTATCTGATGGAGAATATAAGGGTGTCAGCAATCGTACAAAAGCCAATATATGGCTCGCAAAGGAAATGGGAATGAAAATAAAGGAATGTAAGATTAAGAACATGCTAGAACCATTACTCTTAAAGGCATACAAAATATGCGAAAACGGAATTAAAGAAGCTAAACGAAAATCAATATATTAATTTAAACATAAAAACAATGAAAGGAACAGTAAAATCTTTTAAGCAAAAAATAAATGAGGATGGTGTCCAACAATCTTTTGTGGCTTTTAACAAAATCCTATACCCACATGTAATGACTGCTGATATTGAAGGGATGAAGGGAGAAACTACCGGTGAAGTAAATGTTACGGCTCTTCCTGCCTGGTTTGAAATAGGTGGTATATATGAATTCCAGTGCACACCTGACGACAGGGCTGATGGTGGCTGGAAGTTCAAGGTCAGCAAAATAAGAGAACAGGCACAACCAGCTCCACAGCAAACTTCTCCGGCAAACCCACAACAACCAACTACATCCAAGACACCAAATGTGGATGACAGGGAAAGATTTAAGCAGGGTTCTATTGAAGCACAGCAAGCATATAATGTGGCGTTAACCTTTTATGATAGTATTGGCATAGAAGAAAGGCTTAAGCTTGAAACAGCTTCTAAAGAGACTGATTTGGTATTAAAAAAGGTGGATGTAATAAGTAAGTTGGCTAATGCTTTCGGAGAGGGGATACGGGCACTTGCTAACGAACTTGAGCGCCCTTTTTAATGAGGCTGGAATTGTATAAACAATACGGCCTCACCCTTGACCATATCCTTGACCTGCATGGAATAACAGAAAAGAGATGGAGGGAAAAGAAGTCCCTCCACTCCAAAATCAAAAAGTCAAAGGATATATTAACTCTCAAATCACTAACAGATGAAGAGTTAAGTAATTTAATAGAAGAAATAGAAGATTTTTTTCCTAATGAGCAACTTTAAAATAACAGGGAAAGTACTATCACTTACTGAAGAGGAATTTGTATCATCAAAGAACATACCTTATATAAAGGTAATTCTTACGCTCCAATATGAAGCAGATATATTCTCATGGAAACAACAAAAGTGGTTTATTTTCCCAAAAGTTATAATGTTTGAACATTTATTAACCAGATTTTATAAAGATAAAGATGCTTTGTATGAAGAACTCTACATGTTCAGGGCTGAAAATTCACATGACAATGTATTTGCGGAGGTCGAGTTCTGGATAGAGTCAGAAAAGAGAGAGATAACTACTGCAAGTGGTTATCAAATGACAATCATTGATCATAAATTCAGGATTAATCATATTAAAAGTGTTGGTGAACCTTATAGTGATATTAAAGATACAGATCATGCTTTTTTAGATAGTCTGGGACCAGATGATAATGTTTCAGATTTACCATTTTAAAATTATACAATTAAAAATGGAAAAAATAAATTTCATACCAATATCAAAAGAGAGAACATTGGCTATTCTTGAAATTGGAGAGGAAATGATTAAATATAGAAATTTGGGCCAAAATTATGATACTAAATTAATACATGAAGATTATTATGTGATTCAAGATAGTATGATTCATATACTGAATGTATCTGGCGATTCAAAAGTGCATTTTCCCTCAGAATGGCTTGATTCAATCAATGGAATGATTAAAATTCTAAAAGAAAATCAAATTATTAAATAAATACAAAAAATTCAAAGAAAATGAAAACACTTAGAGAAGAATTGATTAAAATAATTGTGAAATACTTACATAAAGTATTTAAAATGGGATTGAAGCAATCACCTTTTGATGGAGATAATTCAGATTTTTATGCTCCTTTTATAGAATTAGATATTGCCCCTAACTGTTATAAAGAATTAGAGCCAATAATTAATTCTAATAAACTGAATGAGACAAAATACATCATAACTTTTGAAGATGGCACACATTATATTTCTAGTTCATATAATCAAAATGATATTAAAGCTTTAAATGATGGAATAATCACAATTGTAAGACAAAGTGATTTAAAAGAATTAACTCTAGATAATGAATGGATGGATTTGGAAAAATGGGTAAGTGGATAATAATATTAATTTAAAATATAAAACAATGGAAAATAGATTTGAAAAATATTTAATGTATGAAAAAGAAAACGGGAAAATAGTTAATGTAAATCCCAAAGCTTTTGAATTTGCAAATGAAGCATATTTACTATTTAAAAGTATGTATGATACACATTATGGCTCAATAGATGAAAATGAAAATTTAATATCAATACATACTGGAGGATGGTCTGAAAATGAAGCATTAATATATGAATTTGAACAAACTGTATGGTGGTTTAAATATCATGAAATAACAGCAAGGGGAGGCCATTATTATTTTAATACTGATTTTTATGCTGAAAAAGAATGGAAAATTGTACCTGAATGAACGTTGGCAAACGTTTGTTAACTATTTTATATAAACAATTCAAATAAAAGGAGTTAAAAAAGATTAAACCACAAAACATGGAACAAATAATCCAACTCAACAAAAAATACCGCATATCTTCTGACGGTATACAGCTCACTCTTCAACAGTCAAGAATAATCAATAAAAAGGGCTCAAAAAATTACGGGAAAACTCTCTGGAACGAAGTGAGCTTTCATTCAAACTTCAAATCTTTATTCAATGAGCTGGCTTGGAAAGAACTATTAGAAAATTGGGGGGATTTCGAGGCTATAAACAAAGCTTTAAGTGAAATTAAGGAAATTGCAGGTAAAATTAATGACAAAATCAACTTTTAATAGAAAAATTATATGGATTTGGTAAAATACATGTTGAGGGTTTCTCAAAATAACACGTTGAGGGACGGATGAGGGGGTTCTCGTCCACGATCTCTCCTTGAGTGGTATACAAGTACCACTTTTATATTATCGTGTCTCTACGGCTCTATTTTGGAACTTAATGGAACATTTTAAATGAATTTGTAGAATTAAAATACTTTTTGTAAGTTTGGAAAACTTTTAAAATTAAAATACAAACAATGAAACATGCAAGAAAAGACTATCAAAAAAGAATTCAGGACAATGCCAATTTGATCCCAGAAAATGAACCTGTATTCTTTTTAAGAGGTCAGGATGTTCTAGCCCCAGAAACAATAAGATTTTGGGCAAGAAAATTACAAGCAGCTGGTGGAGACTCCGTTTTGGTTGCACAAGCTCTAGATCAGGCTGTTAAAATGGAAGAATGGCAAAAATCTGTCAAATCAAAACTTCCAGATGGAGAACAATTAGTTGGACCAAAAACCCACAAAGAACCAGAACATAATTCAGGCCCTAAAGGATGGATTGAAAGAGGTGGAATAAAAACAAGAAGATAAACAAATTAAAACAAAATGTCATGGCAGAAAACACAATTCTTTTATTTACCGATGAGCATGTCAAGAAAGGAGCTCAAGCCCTTGATGACGCTTTTGATTTTAAAGAAATCATTAAAAATAAACTTATTGGTGCACTCGTGGAAGGAGTAGACGGATTTACCTGGAAGATTTCTTTAAACACACTGAATAGAGCTGTTTCTCCTTACGTGCCCGATGAGTACAAGGATGAAGTACATGCAGCACTTGACGATGTATTTGATGGAGACCACGACTACACCGTTGCTATATCTAATGCGTTTGACGTATTGGAGCAGCTAAAAGATAAAATTAATGCCCCTGAGTGGGTGTTAAGCACTCTTTCTGCGGTTATAGCTTTAATTGAGGCTGGTCTTAATGCACTCCTGAATAGAGAATGATACGTATGGTGGGAAGCCCATAAATAGAAAACCCCACACTCAATTTAATGAGGTGGGGTTTTTTAATGTCCATTTGTTCAAATGCTTTCTTTCTCCTCTAATGATTCTACTTCCTCTGGTTTGTTTAATATTTTTTCAAACAATTTGTCTGATGTATTTTTATCGGATAGTATTTTCCGCATTAAATAACTAACTGGTGCTTCCATAGTTTAAGCGATACGTTATTTCTTACCAGATTTATCTAAATGAGCACCTCCGGCTACTATAACTCCCGCTGAACCTACAAATGTTATCCATGATGCTATTCCGGCAGGAAGAGCAAATGGGCATATAGGAGATACCAATAAAAGGAGAACAGATGAGCCTATGCCAACCCAATTACGTACTTTCTTCCATTTGGACCCAGTGGTTCTAGGATCAACCCTATCAATTGCCTCATTCCCTATCCACTTGGCTATTGACTTTGATTTTTGTAATACCGTCATAACCCTATTTTTTACAAAAATACAAAAAATCATTTAATATACTTTACCGTTGTCTATTCGTATATTTGTTAATCTGAATGATTTGTCTTTGTTTACTATAATTCTGGCGAATCCATGATTCCATTTGTTTATCGGCATATATTCAGGATGAAGTTCACTTAAACACCCAGTACTCCAACAAGTAACAAGTTCTCCACTTAAAGTTGGTTCTGAATGTTCGCTTGTCTGGTGTCTGTCTCCTATTATAGTAGACTCTTTCGCTTTTAGAAATACAGAACGAGCTGGATTGACTGTTCCGAACATTTTACCAAATTCATGCCCGTGCAGAATACTTAAATGTCCTGCCTTTATAACTCTCTTGTCCTGTATCCATTCTATCTTTCTTGCACCAAGATGTAGCAAGTTTGGCAAGTGATATTCTCCTGTATCAAATAAAGCCGGAGCATGTACCCTGAAATATCTCTGTAATCTGTATTCATGATTCCCTTCCTTATAATATATACGGCATGATGGAAACGCTTCCCTTAAAGCATCTAAAAAAGCTTTAGCAATATCAAGCTCTTCAATAAAATCTCTTTTTCTTGGGTCTTTTATAAAAAAAGATAGCTCATGACAATCTATAAGATCCCCGTTTATAAAAATTGTATTTATCTCTCTTTTTTTCGCCCAATCGAAACAAGCTGTTAACGCACTTATAGAATGATATGGTACGTGCATATCCGAAATTAAAAGTATTTTATCTTGGGATTTAGGCAAAACATAAGGTATGTAATCAGTTTCATCGCTGTATGGTAAATTATATGGGTTCTGATTTGCAAATTCATCTGTTGCTATTTTTTTTCTATCGTGCTTACCATGTGAGTGCCTGTAATATCTCACAATTTCTCTTGCATGTTCTATTGATTTAAATACATCAGGATTTTCTTTGTAGAGTTTTATTGCTATGCTCCTTGAATATGTATTGGGGTATTTCCTGAGATAATTCTTAACAATATCTCCTAAAATTGCCATATTTTCTTATTTTGATGAATATGGACTCAAAGATATACATAATTATTGATAAAATCTGAAAATTAATCTCATTTTTTTTGTATTGTTGGATAATATGTTTATATTTGTCTTTGTAAACAATAAATAATATTATTCAGCATGAAAATAAAAACACTTGAAAAAGGATTAATTGATTTTAAAAATCAATATCCAAATATAACAAGTGCAGACATTCAAGCATTTAGTATTGGTTGGAATGCAGCTATTAAATCAGTTTATCCGAATGAACCGGATCAACCAAAAACTGATAGCACCAACAAAGTTATGAAGGAAGTTTGCGGTGACGAAATAAATCCATATTTGCTTAATGGTAGTGAACTTAAAAAAGCAGAAGATTTTAAAAAAAGATATTAGCAAACTAGTCGCACCTGACCGCTAGATGCGGTATTGGTGCTATCTACTTTAAATAAATAATTAAATATGATAGGAAAATTTGTTGCATTTGGAATTGGATATAAAGATTCACAAGGTATTATAATAGATGAAGGTGAAAAATATTTTGTTATAAAATACATAAAAAGCAGAAGTATAACTGCTGAGTTTAAAAGTTTGGTTAAAATATTTGATACAGAAAAAGAGATGAATGAATGGATTAGTGCGCAGGGGTATCAATACGATCCAAGGTAAATTGCGCTATTGTTTAAAGTTTTTAAAAATGGGATATCCAACACAAAAAAACATAAGACAAGACAAAGAAGCTAATTATTTTGTTAGATGCTTATTGATACCAGAAAAGTTTTTAATACCTGAAATTGAAAAATTAAAGACTCAAAAAATACTAACTACTGAAAATCTGATAAAATTACTTGCTAAAAGATTTAAAGTACCAGAATATCAAATGGCAATTAGATTAACTGAACTTAAAATTATATTTTGATACAAGTATTTTATTTTATTATTTATAGGATATACTATATTAACTTAAAATAGGAATTATGAAGTATGATGAATATTGTGAACTACCCATTTGCTAAAGACAAATGGGCTTCGCTTTTCATTGGCTTGTGCTTCTTTGCAGAAGTCTGATTTTTGCCTCGAAGCGTGTAATCGGAAAGTTCCGTCCCGATTATTTTTTGTCCTTCCTTTAAGATGTTTCTTGCAGCGTTTAAATCCCTGTCGTGGGTTATTCCACACTTGCAAATCCATTCTCTATCAGAAAGGTTCAAATTTTGATTTATCCAACCACAAGAACCACAGGTTTTAGAAGATGGAAAGAAGCGATTTATTTTTACCACTCGCTTATCATTCCAGTCAGCTTTGTATTCCAACAATCTCACAAATGTTCCCCAACTTGCATCCGATATGTGTTTGGCAAGTTTATGGTTTTTAATCATTCCTTTAATGTGTAAATCTTCTAAACAAATTACATCATTATCAAAAATGATTTGAGAACTTACTTTGTGTAAATTGTCTAATCTTGAATTGGCTGTTTTCTCATGCAACAAGGCAACTTTCAGTCTTTGGTTTTCATACCGATTACTGCCTTTAGTTTTACGAGAAAGGTGTTTTTGTGCTTTTGCTAAAGCACGTTCATGGTGTTTTGTGTAACGATTATTTTTAAATTTAATTCCATCCGAAGTAATTACAAAATCTTTTAATCCCAAATCTATTCCAATTTCTTTTCCTGTTTTCTGTTTCGGTTCATATTGAGTTTCACAAAGTATTGAAACAAAATATTTGTCTGTTGGTGATTTACTTATAGTGCAATGCTTTACTTCGCCTTTTATTTCCCTGTGAAGATTAATTTTAATTCCGTCTTTGAATTTTGGGATATACAATATATCTTTTTCAACTGTTACAAATTGAGGAACGGTAAATGTGTTTTTATCTCTCCTGCTTTTAAATCGCGGAAACTTAGCATTACCACGAAAGAAATTTACATAAGCAGTATCTAAACTCCTTAAAGCAAATTGTAGAGTTTGACTATTCACTTCTTTCAGCCAGATAGTTTCTTCTTTCTTCTTTAATTCCGTTAGTGTTGCAGCTTGTTCATAGTAATTGTCTGATTTTTTACTCAACTCATACTGCTCTTTCCTCTCGTTGAGAAAATGATTGTAAGCCCATCTAACACAACCAAAATGTTTACTCAACAGGATTTGTTGCTCCTGATTTGGTATTATTGCAAAGCGATATGTGCGATGTATTGTTTTCACTTGTGCAAAGATAATAATTATTTTTATACCATCGTTACGTTTTTTGTAAATATTTCCATATTCTTTGAGAAACATTCACTTTTTTTAATTTTATTAGGATTAGTTAAGAATGCATCTCTTGTCTTTGCATCACAACCGTGAAAACCAATTAGCAAGTTATTTCTGTGATAATACATTAAGAGTTAGATTCAACTACAATACCCTTGAGTTCATGATAAGGTTTTGTGAATTCTCCATCTTTGGTTAAGATACCAGCCGACACTAAAGAGTTCATAGCAGATCTTTTTGAGATATCCTTATTTAATCTTTGTGCTAATTTTATTAACTGCTTGATATCCTTATCTTTCATATCACTGAGTGTTATTTTCTCATTACAAAAGTACAATAATAGTACGAAAGTCCCATAGGGCAAGTTACTTGTTTTCAACTAAAATTGCATTTTTAATGATATTCCACACCCATTTCACAAAAAACTTCACTACTATGTCAAAGAAAAACAATTACATCAGCACCAATCGCTCAAAACATTACCTCAAATGTCATTTAATCTTTGTTTGTAAATATCGCAAACAGTTACTTATCGGTCAGTTAAATGATGATATGAAGGCAATCCTTCAATCTATTACTGATAAGTCAGATTTTGAAATTGAAGTAATGGAAAGAGATAATGATCATATACACTTTCTAATTCGCTATATTCCTCGTCTCTCAATTACTTCGATAGTCCGCAAACTAAAGCAAGAATCTACTATTGCAATTTGGCAAAAGCACAATCCAATTTTGTCAAAGAACTTTTGGAAAGAACATACTTTTTGGTCTGATGGTTATTTTGTATGTTCTATTGGCGAAGCATCACCAGATACTATTCGTGATTATATCCTTTCTCAGGGTTAATATTTGTCGCTTACATCCCAAAAACTAAAGATTTTTGGGTTTTACGCTCCGTTATATAAATGAAGAATGGTTTGATGCTTATAATACATCAAAAGAAGTTGGTAAGATTATTTGGAATGATGCACAACGTGAAGCACTTCAAAAAGTTAGTCGGATTTTAAATTTAAATGAATAATTTTTATCCCTATTCCTTAACCATAAACTTCCCTATATTTCTCTTTTATATGCAGAAAACACCTTTTCTCACCGAATAGGAGCTAATCTTTTATAAGAAATTACTCTCCCTATAGGATAAGCTTGAATACATACTTTATTTCCTTGATTCCCTCCAAGCAGATAAATGTATTTTTCATCTTTAATGTAATTGATATAAAAAGCAACATGACCTTTCCATGAAGTTATATCATCGCGCCATAAAACAACAATATCACCAAGCATAGGATGATATATATTTTCTCCAACATCAAGCCAACTTCGTGCGTTGAGTTTTTTTGATCTTTCACACCCTGCTTTCATCGCCACCCAATTTGCAAATGCACTACACCAAGCAGTTTCATCATCTTTTACCCATTCATGGCCTATATCTTGGAAATATTTTAACACTTCCGGGTTATGTTCACTCCCTTTAATTTCAGTAATTCCATACTGAGAAAATGCTATTTCTAAAATTTTACTATTCATTTTTTAATTGAGTTAATCGAATCAAGTCTATAAATATATTGTTTGTTTAGCTTATTAATAGAGTCAAGCCTTGATATGGCTTGCTTGTTTAGCTTAACGTATACATTTGTTGTATCCTTATCACCACACAAAAAGAACAACGATAAAACAATTATGATGACAAATAAAATCTTATTTATTTTCATTTTCTATATTTTTCAATAATTGTCCATTAATTGTTGCCTGATCAAGTAAATTGTCGTTTACTTTTTCGAGGGTATGATCCATTCTTTTAATGGCTTCGGTATTAGATTCTATGGTACTTTTCTGGTTGCCCATTATCCATACCAGCGTGAAAGTGTAAATAACAATAATTCCGCCTAAAATAGATATTATGGTGTTATACAATTTTCTTATGCGCTTCAGAGAGGAGGTTATTTGCCTGTCTACCTCATCATGTATTCTTTTGCTAATTTCTTCTTCTCTCATTTTAAATTTTATTTAGTTATATCAATATATCCGGCGATTTAATAAAGGATTAACCAGGTTAAAAACAATCCTCCTATTATAATCGTAGGCAACCATTTAACAAAAATCTTTCTTCCTTTATATTTCATTAAAAATATTCCCTGACCGGCAAGCCAGATTATTATTAATAGTATTGGTAGTATTCCGTCAAAAGTCATTTTATTCTATTATTGGTCTAAATTTTACACAACTATCTGCACCTACTACATAATATGGATAATAAGGATAACCCATAGTATAATCTCCATATTCTTCTTTGTTTTTATAAATATCGTATCCAGTTTCTAAATCAATTATGTCAATGTTTTTTGATTGAATGTAGTCTATTAACTGCCATAAATCATATAATTTATTCCCAATTTGATTTCTCCATCCATCATATAAATGTCCTAATAAATGTATATCATAACTAATATTTGAAATTGGAGCGTTATCTGTGTAAAAGTTATCCATAAATTCTAAAAATTCATTAGAGTCATCACCCATATAAGCCATCCCGCTTCCTAATTCATCTAAATACCACTCTGTTAATTCATGTAATTTTAAAATTTGTGTATGACTAAGCCCCCCAGCTATATAAAATGACGATAATGTATTTGTTGTAAATCTACCTGCATAATTATTCATTGTTAATAAATATACGTCTCCAACTGGTAATATTGTTGATGGAATATTATTACCCGTTAGATACAATTGATTTTTATATATTGTTACAGATGTCGCAGAACTTCTTTTAAGCGTCACCATGCCTGTTATATAACTATCATGATTGTAATACGCTACGCTTATTGAGTTAATATATGTTTCAAAAACAGTTGGTGAAGTTCTAACTAAAACACCAACATATCCTGCCACACCGTCCTTAATTCCAAATAAAGCTTTATTATCTACCAATTCATTACTATTAACATAACAACCAATTGTTCCATTATTTAATTTATAATGAACAGCATCAGTTGACGGAGTATAATTTGTATTTATATATGTGTTTGAACCATTGCCAGTCCAACCCGTGTCTATTGAAAATTCTGGATTATTATATGCTATAGCATTAAATGAAGTACTTACCCAGTTTAATAATGAAGACTGTTCATCATAAGATGCTAACATATAAAAAATGTCAAGACTATCCCATATAGAATATAGTTGTAATGAATCAATCATATTTGAAATTAATCGCTTTCTTTCATCTGTTGGCTGTACATCCATTCTTGCAAACAAAGCATCTGCATAATCATTGTATAAATCATATACCTTATCATGACTAAGTATAAGTGCCGACAAAGATGAAGATGTTGTCTTTATTGTGTCTTTGGGTAATTGTAATGTAAGAGTTTCTATTTGTGCATGACAAAAAGAAAATATTAAAAAAAATAATACCGCTAATTTTATTTTTATTATCAGCGAAGTGAACATGGTTCCTGTTTTTTTAGTTATCTTATCCTCCCTACGGCAAATGTGGCTCTCCCCGTCATAATCCCTGTGTCTGTTGTAAGCTTCCATATCCTTAGACCCGGAACCTCAAACCCGTATTCGAAATCAAGTTTAATGGTTTTCTGAACCTGTGGTACTCCGTTGATGGTATCCCTTAAAAGATCAGGATCAAGTGTATATGGAAGTGAGTCATAATCAAAATAACTAAAACCCCAAATAGTATCATTTATCCCAAGATTAGAACCCCCCATAGCTACCTGAAATGAAGTATCTATAATGGCATCCGAAACATCAAATGTCCACGTGGACCAACAAGCAGCCACATTAGGGAACCTGCTGTAAAGCGGATTATCGTATATACCATTTTTTTCAGGCCATATTACCGTGTCATCAGCGACCATTAAATCAAAATTCAAACTGAATGACCAATGTGTGTTATTTTGTGCTTTCCCAAGCAATGGAACAAACAACAGGAACAATAAAACAAGTTTTTTCATCATCTTTATATTTTAAGTTACAAATTTAATCATTGTCATTTACTTGTCTTTTCGGGCTCTTCTTTCATAATTTCTATTATAGATTCATTCGCAACCATATCCCCCTCTAATGCATGTAAATTTTCCCAAGACATTCTAAGATTATTTTGTCTTTCTATTAATGTATTTAATCTTCTTTCTAATCTTTCTGTGTCTGCTACGTTTTTGGCGTTTGATAATTGATCCGTAGTTTCATCAATTGTTGTTGAAAGATTTTTTATTTCTCGTGTGCGCTCAGCCTTTACATCTGTAATGGCTGTTTTAAAAAGTTTATATGCATCCAAATTATTACGAACCGCTGTGGAATAAATCTCTGTGATATAATCAATATCTACAGACACAAGCCCAGAGTTCTCATCAAACAACATTCCTTTTTTATAAAATTTAATAGCAGCAGATGCAGACATACCTTTACTTGATGGCATAAATAAATCTGTAGGAGACCATTCTTTATCATCTCTAAATATATTAGATGACATAAAAGGAAGAAATGATTTCCCTGTGGTTTTAAATGCGCCCTGTATCCAATCCAGTCCCTTTTTATCTTTCAAATCCCAATTCTCATATCCGCTCAAAGAACTTCCCGTCATTAACTGAGATATTAATTGCAGTTGTGGTGCTGCCTTCCCACCAATTTTTCTAAGTGGGCTTTCTATTAATTCAGGTACTTCTCTAAATTGTTTTCCCCACCTTAAATATCTTTCACTGCCATCACCAAATCTTCCTGTATAAAGATGAGTTTTATGCCCCATTGTGTTCCCGTACATGGTTCTTTCCATAAAAGTAAGGGGTCTTTCATATAACTCAGGATGCCTTTCTTCATCTTTTTTTCGATAATAAACATTCAGCAAATTCATACCAACACCATAATATATAGCCGCCTTCCCCCAAAAAGCAAACCCCTTCTTAACTCTTACATTATTAAATCTGCTTCCGAAATCTTTATAAATTCTTCCATAACCCATAGGAGCTAACCCCTGCCTTATTGTTGATAATGTCCAATCTGGAGATAATAAGCTCCACCTTAATATTTGCTGCACTGCCGGAGACTTCATAAGTATATCCCAGTTCTGGCCACCAAAAGTATCATTAATAAATTGTGCGGTTTCTATTTTATACTTGCGAATGTCTTCTGTTGTTTTATATTTATCTGGAATTTTCGAAATAGCATCTTCATAAGCCAATAATTTTAATCCATCATGCAAATAAGTCCATAAACCATCATCCCATTTCTTATTAAATGTTTTAGCAAACCACGCCAACTCTCTTCCGACGGGAATTTTGTTATTTTTAGCCCATTCATGAATTTTATCAGTTGTTTTTTGAATTTCTTTTATTGGTATATCTAATGTCCCGCCAAAATTAAGAGTGTGTTGTGCTGCATCTCTGGCTATTTCTTGTTTGGCAAATACGGGTGTAATTCCCCTATATGCATAATATCCTATTTGTCCTAAAGCTTTCGCTGTTTTTAATGGCCCCATTGCCGCTACCGCCGTCTCCGTTAAAGCCAAATGATGAAACAACGATAAACTTAACTGAGTCTTCTTCATTAACCCGCCAATTTGCTCATAACCTTTTAATATACCAGCCTTATCATACATTTTATGACCAAATATAACTGATAAAGGTTTTTCTGCATCAGGATGAATCATATAATGTTCTGTTACCACTACATCTCCTTTTTCTGATGGAATTAATCTCTTATAAGAAAGAGCCGGATGTCTTGATTCCTTATAATCTATTGGGGCTTTTGCTTTTGTCGTAATCAAAGGGAACCCCCTGGATTCTAACTCCTTTAAATATTTAAGAAATTTATTATTTGCTATGACAGCATTAGACATAGAATCATGAATTCTTATTATATCCCCAACATCCAAAGTCCGAGGTTTTAATCCATATAATTCTATACCAGAAGCATAAGTGTCTATATAACGTTTATTTAAAAATCTATTTTTTGTAGCAAACCAAGTAGTAACATCTGAAACTTTATTTTTAGGTATATCCCAAATATGAGTTACATAATCTTCAATTTGTTCACGATCAAGTTTATCTGTATTCTGAACTATTTTCTTCCATGAATCATCAAAATGTTTTTGAATTTTTTTAGCATATCCAGAAATAGGTTGCCCTGATTTTGTTTTATAGTCTTTTTCTTCAACTATCTCTTTCAAATCTTGTCTCCCAAGTTTATCTGGAACTTTTGTTTTTTCAATAAGAAATGGTATGGCTTCTCTTTCTTTTTTAGACAAATCTTTATTTAATTGTTCCGTAAAAAGATTTGTTTCTAATGTAGATAAATTTAATTCTCCCCTTCTCTCTATAATCCCTTCACGAATATCCCCCTTAATCTTTTTCTTTTCTTCTTTATAATTAATTTTTTCTTTTGCTATTTCCTGCTTAATCTCCTGTTCCGTCTTTGGCTTTTCTGTAAAAAGTTTTCCTTGCACCCCAGAATTATAAATATTATCAAGATCTGCTTTCTTAATAAACTCATTTGCCTTATCCTCTTTTACTCCAACATCATTAATCAACCAATCTTTCACCCTTTGTACTAGCTCCTTCGCATTTTCAACTCCAAGTTCCATTATCCCTTCTGCAATTTTCTGAATAGACTTAACCGGATCAACTCGTTCTTCACCTATTATGCTTTTTATTGCTCCAATAGACTTCAGTAATTCTTCTGTTCCTTCCGTAATCTTTTGTTTTGCAATATCTTTTTTAGATTGCTCAACAGTAGATTTTAATACTATAGAATCTATAACAGAATTTATACTAGCTAATGTTTTTTCTGGTGATTTAAATTCTATTTTTCCTTCCTTTATTTCTTTTTTTGGTGTTTGAAGTATTCTATCTGCCTCAGTCTTCTCTTGGCTTGTTTTTTCGATAGATTCTTCCTCGATAAATTTTTCCCCTTTCGGCTTTTTACTACGTACCCACTCTTTGTTTTTCGTATCATTTTCTTTAAGTTTTTCGGTTTTTAATTTTTCATCAATTTCTTTAGCAGATTTATCATAAATCTTTTCTTTCTCTTCCTTACTTTTAATTGGCTCAATAGCACTATACTTTTCTTCTTCTTTAACAAATTCAGACATTAATTCATCTGCTCTCTTCTTCCCATATTTATCAACCATCTCATTATACATCCCTTCCTTTTCCAATTCCTCTGTTGTCTTTGTTGTCTTAACTTCTTTTTTTATGTTTTTGGGCGATTTGAGGGGGGTAGAAGCCACGATCTCTTCTTCGGCGGGTAATTGTTCCACTTTAGGAGAAGTCTTCTCTGAGGGCTTATTTTCAATTATAGATTTATTATCTCCTGTAATTCTATCTATTTTATTAATAAGGTCTGTTTTTTGTTCTTTAGATAAATCAGCACTATTTTTAATAACCTCCTTATAAACATCAGTATTTTCAGCAACTTCTTTTGTGGCTGCCTGAAGATTTAATACATTATCAATAGTTTGTTTAGCAGCCAATAATTCTCCTCGTTTATTCAAATCTTTCGTTTCAAAAGCTCGTTTACCAATTTCAATAGAAGATTTCATTAAATCTTTTGGCTTTATATCAATAAGATTTGCTATTTTAATAGCATTATCAGATGTATTCATTAAATTATTTATAGCCCTCCCTCTCGCCACATCTATAACACCAGGCAAAGAAAGACCAACCCCAGTGCCAAAACTTGCATAGACTTTCCTCATATCAATCTCACCCGTTTCTGCCCATTGTTGCAAAGCATCCTGTCCACCAAACCCAATACCCATCAAAATAGAAGATGTTGCTTGATCGGCTAACTTACTTTTGGTTAAACCCTGAACTATTCTACCCCCTTCAGATGCACCAACCCCAAGAGAATGAAAAAACGATCCTTGAGCATAGCCCATGCCAAGCCCCCTTAATGCTTCTATATTTTTACCAATTTCAGTTTCTTTCTCAGATTCCATATACCCCCTATAAGCGCCTTTCGTTCCTTCCAAAAGAGCTAATTTAGACATAACATTTACACCAGCTATATTTAATTTTACTTCTGGTGTAATAGCTAATTCTGCTATAAGAGGAACGACATGAGCCATACCGGAAAGCATGTCTCCAAATACTGTATCTGGCATATCTTTAAAGCCAGACACGCTATAATCCCACCATTTAGCAACTGTTTCAAATGGAGCTTTTTCTCTTGATTCTTTCTTGTATTTATCAACAATGTCCCCAAGTTTCTTTTTATCATCTCCCTTGCTGGTTAAATAAGCTAATTGAGTGGCTTGTCTGGCGGGGTCAGAAGATGCAAGAAAACCAAATATACCCCCAGTAGCATCATCTAATGTATTTAAAAAACTTTGAATTCCTCTAAACGATTCTGCGAATCCTTTTCCTATTTCTTTTTGAGTTCCCCCGACATATCCCTCATTAGTCTTGTCGTTTTCCTTTATTGGATATATCATGTCCATTTTAGATAATGCAGGAATAATAGAGGAGCTTATAATTCGTTTATCATAATCATCAAACTGCAAATTCTGATTCATTTTTTTATCAACTCTTAATTGCATTCTTGATAACTTATCAGAATAAGCTTGTTGCCAATCACCTGCTATATTGTTGACGACTGGTGTTTTTGGTGGGAATAAATTTATGTCTTCAGAAAAATTGGCAGATGAAGATGTAATGCCATGAATATCGAATCCAGTAAATTTATCTTCTTTTGATAATGATTGGGTTTCTGAATTGTATTGTGATTGACCACCTGAATCTTTTTTTTTTAACACATCTTTATATTCAGGATATTTAGCCGTTACTTTATCAACAAGCTCCCTATCATCTAATTCAGAATATTGAGGATATTTATCCTTTATATTCTTGGCAAGTTCCTCTACAGTATATGTTTTTTTATCTGGCATATTATAATATTCCTAATGGATCTCCTTTTTCTAATGTAAATTCATCTATACCCTCGAAAGTATAATCTTTAAGTACATTTTTAACTTTATTATAAGGAATATAAACTTCTTGTGATTTTTCTGATTGATTCAAATATGCAGCCATCCATTCATCTCGACCAACAATTTCTCCACTTTGTTTTCTTTTGATCAAATCGTCATAAGCCCCTCCTTTTTTAGATATAATCATAGCCACATATAATCCAGTATTTTTACTTCCCGGAATTTTACCATATTTTAATTCTGTTATATAAGCTGTTTTTTCAGTTAAATTCACCCTGTTTCCTTTACTATCATAAACTTCTTTTTCTGATCCCGTAAATTTTTGTGGATTCCCTCTAATATCCCAAGAACCATCAACCATAGGTATTGTCTTAGATTTCCCTGTACTTGAAACCGGTTCTACCCTAGTATCTACAATCGGTTTTGGATTAAGTATCTTCTCTGCTTTAGGTCTTACTTTCTGATCCCAAAAGTAATCATTAAAAACTTCAGTTATTTCCTTTTCTGGATACAATTCCATAGCCTTCATTTGCTCATCAGGAGAAAGTGCAAGTCCTATGCCTTTGACCATCCATGCGCCACGATCTCTATCTGATGCGATACTTGACTTAGCAAATTCTATAAATTCATCTGCCGTTCCATATTCATAATCATCAACAGATGTCGTATATTTTTTACCGTCTTTCTCAACAACAACAGTTCTTTTCCCAATAGGTCTTTTTGTTGCTTTCTGAAATTCAGCTAATATTTTTTCTACTGTCACAGAAGGGTCAATTGGCCTCATGCTGACAAAATACTGTCCTGTATCATATTTATCTGCATAAATTTTATTATAATAAGCCGGGCCATCAGCCAAATTCAATCTATCATTCATTAAATCATCATAAACTCTTTGTATTTCATCTCCATCATAATCATATAAACCCTGATTCTGTGAAGAAAAAGAGGTTTTTTTTGCATTATTTACATCAGCTAAAAATTCATTCTTCCAGAAATTAGCTATTCGCATAAACTCTTTTTGTTTTGTTTTTAAAGCAATTTTATCTACACCAGTTATTTTCCCCTTTTTATCATACAAGAGAGCTGTTCCTGGTTCTTTTAAATAATCGTTATACCATTGAGTGAGTTTTGTGTCAATAATATGATCTCCGGTAATATTAGTATCAAAGGCCATTGCTTCTGCTAACTCAGCTTGACTTTTTATTTCTTGTGCTCTTTTATACCTAGCTCCTTCCTGAACAGCGCCTATAACACCCTGCGCTATATCACCCAACAGACGACTCCTGTTAATGCGATCCTGATAGATCAAACTTCGTTGATCTAAAAAAGAAAAATCCAATTTTGGTGTTCGTACGGGCATATTATTACCAGTTTTTAGGATTTAAAAAACTAAGACCCCCGCTTTCCGGTTGTTTACTTAATTCAATTAATTCCTTTTGTTGTTTAAAATAATAAGGATCAAGAACATTAATCTGAAATTCCTGTTCTCTCTGCCTTAACATTTCTTGTTTTCCTTTAATTTCCATTTCAGAAGCAGCTATTTCTGCCCCCCCTTGACTTAATACAGTGTTTTTATATTCTTCTTCTTTTTGTTGTCTTGATGCTTGTGCTTGTATGGCTGCATCTCTCATAGAACTTATACTTTGACTTCTCAACTCACTTGCTATTCCCATAGAAGATGTGGATGCACCGCCAACAGAAACAGCCCTCCCCATCACATTTGATTCTGCCTGAGATATATCCGCACCCAATCCACCCATTCCCCGAACTTCTGCTAAATTTCTATTATAATTAGCTATATCAGTCATTTCCTGAGAAGTATCCCTGAGATAATCTGCTGATTCTTCATAAGTACTCATTATATCTAAAGCCTCCTGTGGAATTCTGTACTTATAAGGATTAATCGTATCAGAAAGTTTAAAGTGGAATCCTTCTCCTGATTCAAACATTCTATTAGATTCTTTTTCCTTTTCAATAGGAACCATATAAGAAAGAGGATTCCTCTCATATCCTTCGGGTGCACTTGCTCTCATAACATTTTATTTAATTAAACATTCCACTTAAAAAACCACCACTTGAATTGGACAACGCCATCTGATTACCAAGTTGTATCAAATCATATTGCAACTCGTTATATCTGGGGTCTAAGTAATTGATTTGAAAAGCTTGCTCTTTTTGATCAACCATGCTACTCAACCCCTTTATCTGTAGATTCGCGGCAGCTACCTCATTCTGTGCTGCCCCCATCATTGTGCTCTGTAAATCTTTACTCGCTCTGTCTTTATAAGCTACATTCTGTGAGTGTAATTTCTGAAGAGAACTTGTAGTTGCTCTGTGTACTTCAGTTAAATCATTAATATTTCCACTCCTAGAAATATTACTGGCCACATTTGCTCCTGAGGAAAGAATGTCTTCTTTTATTATACCCATGCCCGGCATTTCGCTTTCTGTTGCTTCCCTTGCAAGACCAAGAGCCTTCTCAGTATATCCGCGAGCTTTTTGTGCTCCTTCTTGTGACATTTCTAAAATATCCAGAGCTTCCTGCGGTATTTCATACTTAGGAGCGTTTCTGAATATTTCATGTGCTTTTTCTGTCTGTTCTTTCAGTCTTGCCTCTTTTCTTTCACGATACCTTTTCCCTCCGCCGGTAAAATAAGAAAGTGCCCCTAATCCCAATATTCCTGTCATCCATTTATCTATAGGTGCTACATCTGGGTCTGATAAAGCCTTATGTGGTGCGAATGTAGCACCAAGCCCATACCCTGTTTCTACGCGATTACTATCATAAAATTGTCCTGTAGAGGGATCATAAGCTTCTCTTCTTCCCCTGGATGCTTCCCCCTCCTGATTAATCATCTGGATAATTGCCGACCACGGCATTGATCCCAGAAATGACCTGAAACCTCCTCCTATGCTGCCAGTATCACTTCTTTCTTTAGCCATTATCGCTTACTTTACTGTTAATTATTACCATTCTTATATTAGCTTCAGAAGTGTCCGAATTGCGTAATCTAATCCTTACTACATTCCCCCTCAAAACATGACCCGTCTGAAGTCTATTTCTTACAAAGTTACTATTTCCATCTAAAGCGTTTCTCAGGAACTCCGATTTGTATATTCCTTCCTGCTGCTTGAACTTGCCAGCAACCAACCTTGATTGCATAAGAGACGGAATTGTGATTTCTATATCTCCATTAGTAGACGGTGACCACTGCCCACTTGAAATAATGGATATAGATTCCCATGTTTTCACCACAGACGGATTTCCTTTTGCTATTACATCAATTATAGAACCATATTGTACTCCGAAGAAATTATTTCTTGTGGAATTTGTGTTCTGGGTATATAATGTGCCCTCATGAAAAGCAAGTGCCGTAAAACCTGAAATCTTTCCATAATATTCGGGTATAAAATCACAAAAACATTCCCACCTGTCTTTACTCTCAAAAAATCCTATTGTTTCATTAATGGAACTCTGAGAGTCCCCCGGAACCCTGAAAGTAATAAAATATATATCCAAATCTTCATCCCATCCGCCAAGTATATCTACATCAGATATACCATATTCTAAAATTGCCCTTGCCTTATCCTTGAAATAAGTATGCATTTTTATATCTGATATTGGGACTAACCCACCCTGAGTGTCTTTTATTACTACTGCATTAATAATATCAAAAAAATATGCTCCTCTCACATTCTTTACATAGCTGGAAAAATGAGTACAGCCATAATCAGTTATGCTTTGTCTTCCGTCAGACATTACATCGTTACTAAATACATAAGTTAATGAACCATCAGGATTAACAGATGATTTTGCTTTCAGATAAAAAGATGTTGTTTTTCTTTCCTGATATGCTTTCAATGTATCTCCCAGTTGTTCAAGTTTTGTAATCTGACCGTTTCGATCATCTAGAGGTTTTTCGTCTATATAACCAAAACTTCTCATATAATTTATGCCAGATTCATCAAGATACATGCCTCCCCACCTTATTTTATTCCACGTTCTTCTTTCCGCAAATTCATTCAATATATTGGTCTTCCCGAAAGACTGAATATTGGAGTCATATAAAAGAGATGCATTGTGATTTTCCATCCACCCAAACGCTGATTTAAGCGAGGTATATTCATCAGCATTACTTTCATTTACAAATACCGTATATTGTTTAAAACAATTTCCAAAATAAGAATTAAAATATCCATCCGCCGCATGAATCGCTGTTTGATCATTATCATCTCCTCTGTGATACCGGTTTACCCCAGAAGTATAAATTTCATATACCGGTGAAATTGCCTGATAAATTCCTGCTGTTTCGCTTATTCCCTTAAATCTGTAAGCCTGTACATAAAAGAAATCATTTGAATCAAAAAATGATTCTCTTTCTATATTCTGAATTTTGATATAATCGTCATCAACGGCCAATACCTCGTAATCAAATACGCTGTCCTGAAACATTTCTACTTGCGGGATATGTACATAATCACCATTAGCAAAAAAACCAGAAAATCTTATTCTATCTCCCTTTTGTATATCAAATCCATAATTTATATCATCTCCATAAGCTAATTTAAAATTAGAAATCATGCTTTTAGATAAAAGAGTGAAATCTCCCTCATGAGTTACATCATCTTCCTTACTTACCAGATAAACTTCATGATAATCAATATTATTTCCAAGATATACCCATTGCCAATGAGTAGCTAATTCAGGTGGACTATGATTAATTTCCCATTTAATTCTATAGTAAAAATTGTTGAATCTATTGGAATAACCAACACCTGTTCCCTCTGGAACGTCAAATACGAATGGATTGTTTGTTGAGTCATAATCTGTGTTCCCCGTTACATAAAATGGTTTCCCATTTCTTAAATATTGGATTCCGAAAAATTGTTTAGAGCCTAATTTAAAGGATGGCTGTTTTACTCCTGCCTTAATTACAAATAAACTAACCAATAAATCAGAACCCGTTGTATTTGTCACGTCTATATAATCATCAGCAGAACCCATGGTGCTTACATTTGCTAGATTACCTATTTGAGCAATGAGATAATATCTCACATCATCATCCGTTACCCCTTCGGTGTTTGCATAACTGAAAACACCCTGTGCCCCGCCACTTACAACAACCAAATAATAATAATCATCATCTGTATCTTTGGTTACATAAAATCTTTCACGGGGTGCACTGTGGGCTATTGTAGTGCTCTTTGTTATGGTTGTGACTATAGATGTTGTCAATGTAACCACACTACCCGTTAAAGTAACATCTACATCATCTAGGTCCATGTTGTCATATCCCTCAGTAACTCCCCCAAATACAACCTGATTAGAATCTATGGTTGCTACATGATTTGCATAATCCGGCACATAATCATAAACCCTGTCCGACTCAGTACTTTCTAGTAAAACTCCTGTCTCATCATTTGTAAAATTAAAATAAGCATTAATACCACTATGCTGCATTTTAACACCTGAAATATACCAATCACTCGGAGCCCCCAAACCTATATCAATAATTCTGTAACATAATTCATATTCTACATTTAACTCCCCCGGATCAACGAAAGATACGGCTATAACATTATTTTTAGCTATTGTAGTAAATCTTCCGCTTGGATTCTCATCATTCTGAGGAATAGGAATTTTAGTATAAGGACTTAATACAGAAAATGAATTGTCTATCAGAAATTTTTTTCTTATAGCAAATTGGAAAAGCTTTCCTTTAAGGTTGTTCTTATTAAGATTTGTATCAATATATATAACGTTTACCTCTGAAAGAAGAGGTTTTCTGTAATAACTTAAAACATCTGAAGAAACATAAATATCACTATCAATAAGACAAGACCTTGGTTCGTTATTATTCCCATCAACCCAAACAAGTTGTTTATCATCTTCATTACCTATTATTACAGCATCTATAAAAGAATCGGAAGCAAAATTCAATAAGGAACCATAAGTGGCGCCATTGACAATATACTCAAGTTGGTTAACATCTGAATAATATTTGATAATACTATGTTTGCCTGTGCTTGAATAAACAAAAAATATTCCCGCCTTATCTTCCTTATCTTCTACAAATCCTATAACCTTTAACACTCCGGCAGGATAAGTAAATGCACCACCCCCAACAGCAGTGCTTCTTAATGTGTTTCCTTTAAGGTTTGTTTTTACATTAAAATTAGAGTCATCAGTAGAAACAATATTTCTCATGTTTCTGCTTTGTCCCGGAGGTATAACAATAAGGTCGTCATCATAATTAAGACCACCTTCAATAAAATTTATTACATCCCTGAAATCATTCATAATCTTCCGATAGTTGGTATCATTGTTCTATACATAGCATCCAGAAATTCATACATATTAAATTTTACTCCCCTGCAAATATCTTTTTGTCTTTCATATTCATCACGGAAACCATATACAATTTCAAAATTTGGTTTTAATTTATTCATTTCAAGATAAAGACGAACATAAGCATTAATGGCAGATTTTGCATGAGTTGGTATGTATGTGATTCCTGTTAATTCAATTCCACTCGTTTTATAATCCAAAAGAACTTCCGATCTATTCACATTTCTAAATACAAATCTTCTTTTTGCATAATCAGGGAATACATATCCATGTAAGTTAACTCCACCTCTCGATGCAAACCCGGTTCCTTCTTTTACTAAATCTACCCCTTCTCCGTCATCGCTATCAAGCGTCACTGCCCCATCTGTCAATGAGGTGGTGGGTACTATCTTTCTCTCTACGGTAAGCGGCCATAATTCTCCATTAACAGGTATACATGCTCCATTAAGGCGTACAAGATCACTTGGCATAGCAAGAAGATAATTGCTGTCCATTGTTTTCTTTTCAACTACCCTTCCTTCATCAAGAACAAGTAAATTAAGCTCTTTAACAGCATTAATTACCAATTGCTCAACACGAAACCCATATTCTTCAGGAACGTCCGTCATCGCCATGATGCCTTCAGTAATATCGTTTATAGTTATTAATGCACTTGTCTTACTCATGGTGCTGTTTCTTTATTTGTGTTATTTTGATTAATAGGAGTAGTGCCCATTAAAAAATTCATCGCATCACCAAGAAATCTCTCTGCCTGTCCAGAAGGAATTGGTATATTCTCATCCAAATCATAATCTTTAAATGGTATTACAAGTCTCATGTCCACGCCCACTCCCGCTATTGCTGCCGTCATAGATTCACCATAATAAACATAATCCTTAGTAACATAATAATAAATTTTATTACCTATATCATATACATCAAGAGAAGTAAGAAGCCTGAAATTTCTTTCCGTAACAGGAGAAAAATCATAATCCCTGCTATTAACCTGATTAATTCTTCCAACACCGCTTGCTGCCCTTGGTAAATTAATTATAGCATTTGGTAACTCTGAATAATACGTTCCATCCGCGCCTTCCTCAACATCAACAGCTTCGTATAGCTTGGTACAAAAATTTACATCCGAACCAAGAGATCCCATGTTTTCAAATGCCATATTCTGCCATACGGCATCAAGAGCTGCATTTATCAATTGTGGGCGAACTCTAGCGGAAGAATCAAGTCTTTTGATTCTATCTCTCAACATTTCTATATAACTTTCTCTTGTCATAACATTTCTTCTTTTTGTTCTCTGAACGAACCATATTCAGTGGCAACTATCTTGTCAACAGGAATACCCATTTTTTGCAAAATCTTATACGCTACATCTATTCTTTCATTGTCTGGAAATGGTAATTCTACAGAATGATTTATTTCTGCCGTAATTTCATAATCTTCGCCCCTTACCGTACCATCATCCTTATCGACATATTCCTCTCCGGCCAAAAGAGTGTGTGATGCCCCCACCTCCAGATAAACCTGCTCATCATTTGCGTCTACGTAATAATCATAATAAGATTCATCCGGTTCCTTAAAATAAGAAAAAGATATATTAACGCTTACAAGCGGATTAACATATATTGTATCCCCTACTATTTTAGCAATAGGCCATGTTGCATCTGGAGCCATTGATGCACTCGCAGAATAATGAGCATATTCCCCCGCTGTTACAATATCAATTTCCCTTACAGAACCGGAATATATATAAGTTGGATTTGGTATTACATGCAAATAAGTTTCACTAAGCCCACTCAAATCTCCCTCTCCGTCCGCGTCAATAGCAAGGGTTTCTGCGTCAACCCTTAATTCACCCAACGAATCTGTGATAATCTGAGATTCTTCAAATCTCTTAAAATTTGAATTGATTTTCTCCCACATAGAAGTTTTAAGAAAAAGATTAAACTGTGCAGGAGTTAAAACAGATCCCTCTTTTTCCTTTCTTAAAACAGCGTTTACAAATCCAAATATATCACCATTGTTCATAATTTTTATCTTTTTCTTTTATAATTGAAAAATAAGAACGGTAAAAGCATAATAAGCCACCATAAATTATGTTCATAAGCTCCGCAATCTGTATCTCCGGTTATTTCTTTTTTTGTAATATCATAATTATAGTAATCAAGCTCTATCCCCGCATCAATAGCATCTGAATTACTTTGCAATGTGAAATCACTGTTTAAAGAATCTACATAATGAGGATTCCCATGAAATGACCCACTCCATCCAACAGGAACAGTTATTGTAAAAAGATTATTACTTTCATCGTCTAAATTAATGTTTGAAAAAGAACTTGCTCCGGTAGGAACAGAAAATATATTATTATAAAATTTTCCATCAATATTAACAGCAATATATCCATCATTATCATAAAATGTATTGTTGTTTAAAATAATATTCATATTTGGTGTAGCACCTTGTATACCTATCCAATAACCTTCAAAAGTATTTCCCATCAAAGTATCATTATATGCATATTCAAGCCATATTCCACGCCCATTAGAGCCTGTACCTTCTACTCCTTTAAAATGATTATATTGGATGATTGAATTTTTAGCACTATCTAGCATAACGGAGGCCCCTCCTCCTTCATCATAAGGAGGGCCCGTGAATGAATTAAATTCAATAATAAACTTTTGGTTATAAGGTCGTTTTGTTACATCAGGGATTATAGCTAGACAAAATTTATTTCCTTCCGTTGACCTGTCTATTATATTATCGTGTATCCACCCTTGCGACCAATTATAAGCAAATTGAATTCCGTCTCCTCCGGCAACACTTTCAGAAGGATTTGTATCGTAGGCTCTATTAATGTGATGTATATTATTATGAGATATTTCAATATAAGAAGCTTCTCCTGTCCATATTCCATCCAAATACATATAGGATATTTCATTATTAATCAATCTGCATTTATCTGCCCATAAAAAAAGACCAATATAAGCATAACTTAATTCACAATTGTATACAAATGATTCGTCAGCAGCACCATGAAAAAATATTAATTCCCCCGCATCCGCAACAGCAGCATAACCTCTTATAGAGAGATCTCGAATACACACTTTGTAATCAATATCAATAATATCTCCTGCATTTGTTTTATGAATAATTGGTCGCTCTCCTTCTCCATAAGCCCCCATCATAAATCCGTTAGCGGTAGGGGCGAATGTGCTTGTAATTTCACAAGTAGTTCCTCGCTTTTGTACATAAGCATAATTATTTGTTCCTGTTCCTATATCTTCCCATGAATCATAAGGAGACCCATAAGTACCATCTCCTTCAGGAGGAGCGTCAGGATCAATATAAATTACTTCTGCAAAATCGTTCGTGTCTGATATTGCCAAACTTGACGAAAGATTATCAAAATCATTTTCTGCACAATCATAATCATCCCAACGATGTGTACTTTCGGGACAAGTACCGTCCATGTGATAAGTTGATATTTCTGTTTCTTCTTCTTCGCCTTCTGACTCATAAGGAATACGAAATGCAATTTTCTGAACTTCAATTCTCCACATAGATTGTGCTATTTCACTTCTAATAAAACCAGATTCCAACCCCGTTCCTTCACTAAAATCCCAAGGATATATTTTACCAGCACCTAAATTATAAATAGAATCTAATTGTGCTTCTGTTTTTAAAGTTTTAGTAATAAAAGAATCGTCAATTCTACCTATAAAATAATCATGACCAACTTCTCTACACCCTATTAAATTAGTAGATGAACCGCTAGTTGCATCATGATTAAATGTAACCGTATTCATAGTACCATTACAATAAAAACTAACATCATTCGTTGTTTCAGAATAATCAATCTGACAATATACAAAAGACCATTGATTTAAAGGAATAGTAAATGAACTTGACGGAGATGAATACGCGCCTATAACCCTCATTACAAGTGCCTCAGAAATAGCATTTATTGCCATACCAAAAGCATATTCTTCTCCACCAAAAATATACCTGTAATCATCCCCTGAGTATTGTGTGGGATATATCCATGCACCCATTCCGAAATCATCTCCATAACCCTGTAAATCTGCTACATCAGGAAATGTAATATAATCTCCATTACCATCAAAAGAAAGGCATGTATTTAGTTTCCCTGTTGCTTCATAGGTAGCCCCCGTAACAGTACCATCATTTGAACCTACAGAATCAACAATAGTCCCGGATTCTTCATCTAACCCCCAATAAGCAGTAAGACCTGCCGTTAATTGTGCATTGACAAAATTTGTCAAGACCAAAAATGTCAATATAATATAATATTTTATCATTCTAATTTAAATTCTAATGTTTTTAATCGTTCTTCTATATCATATATTCTTGCTTTCATTCGCATATTTTCATCTTCTAATTGTTGTATATATCGAAACGAATGTTCTATACCCCATTGAAGTTTTTGAATAGTGACACTTGGCCTTCCTTTAATAGAATATTCAGAGATATATTCTTTACCATTCCAGTATTTCCATAAAAGCTCATTAAACCCCGTTTTTTCATTATACTGAAAATTATTTAAATATTCATCAATTGGAAGCAATTCATCTGCAAGTCCAAACCCAGCGTCAGTAAGTGAATCAGCAAATACTGCATTTGTGTGGCTTAATCCTAACCATTGTTCATCATGTTGTGCATCCTCTAAAACATTTAACCATAACGAATCTTCCATGTGAACACCACCGGAAGAATCAATTACAAAAACATCATCTCCATCATCTTGCGTTATAAATGCCTCTCCTGTTTTTTGTGCATTAACCCTTACCCCATAAACATTTTGTCCCATTAAATCTATATCAATCGCACTTGTCCCATCAGCAATATCCATATCTAATCCAACTCCAACACCTGCGGTTTGACTAATATAAACCCCTTTTGAGCCGGTGTTGAGAATTGATATTCCAACATCCATACCCCCGGAACCATTATTTTCTATAAATAAAGCAGTATCTTCCTGTTCAGTATCAACAGATAAATGTAATGTACTATCATAAAAATTAAAATTTGAACTATATGATGCCGTATCTTCTTTTGCGAAAATAACTCTTCCGTCCGGTATACCTGAAAAATCAACAGAGCCACTACCACCAGAAGAAACTACAGTATAAAGATCATCAATACTAACACAATTCATTTCTTCAGGCCCTTCCGTTCGATTACAAATTGAATCATTTATCAATATATAATCAGATTCTATCATTGTACCACTATAATCGCCAGAAGCATCAGACATAGTTACCGTTTCACCATCAAAATAAAAATAAAGTGTATTTACGCTCTCTCCCATAGTAATAAAATAATCTCCATCATCATCAAAAAATATAGTATCATGCGTAGTAGAGACCCAATCACTATCCCTAGCATAAATTAAAAGAGAAGAATATAATGAATCAATATCATATTTTGTCGCTATCTTAGAAATGGTGTCCGCTTTTGTGGCAATAATTGACACTGTATCGGTAAAAAATACATCCCCACCAATATTTCCTATCATTGTCACAATATCAATACTATCAACAAGATTTTCCAAAGTATCACCATCTTGTACAAAATCTTCAGTTACTTTAGTCCAACCAGTTATACTAAGAAGGGTTTCTATACTTACAGTTGGTATTTCAGCAGAATCCCTCACAATAACAAATGTGAATATGCCGGGGCTTTGTGCCTTACAAGAAATTACCAACAAAAACAATGATAAAAATATAATAATTCGTTTCATGATCTAAAAATATAAAGTTCTGTAATCCCAATTCACATTTACAACCCCGCCGGTTATAGTTACATAAACAATAGTTTCCGCAGAAAATATCTTGTTAACAGTCAGAGATAAATAATCGTCTGTAGGTACTGCCAATTCAGCAAGACTAACCTGTGTACCTCCTAAAGTCAATCCAACTTTAATGTATGGAGTCCCGCTAACATATTCAAAATCTATAGCCTCCAGTTTTTCTCCTGCGCTAAATGTTTTAGTAAAAGCAGCGTCTTTATCTGCTTCTTTATCCAGATTATAATTAGCAAGACCATCTCTTATTTTAAATACCCGAAGTGTAAGATAAACATTACTATATCCCGTTCTTGTTCCCTTCACAACAACATTCCCAGACTCATCAGTTATACTATTAACTTTTACTTCATCATCATTTTGAATTGCCGCTGTACAATTTGTTACTGAATTAATGGTAAATGTCCAATTTTCCGTATCATCTGCTGTTCCAACAAATACATAACAAGTTCCGATAGCATAATCATAGGCTCCATCCTTTGGTACACCGGAGGCGTCGCATTGAATGCTGATGTTGTCTGGAGTAAGATTAAGACCAATAGAAACGGGGGCTAAACTGCCTTCGTCAACAGTTAAATCATTTGAAGAAAGAATTGATTCTATTACATCTAAATGTTCCTGTGCGGATGTTCCATCTCCCCCTATTAAAGCAAGCCTATAAAGAGTATATTCATTATCAATTTTTATCCAGTCTGATTCAAGTGCTGCTATTTCTCTAAGACTTCCGCTTTCAACCGCCTCCAAATACTGATCTTCAAAATTATCAAGGGCTTCGTAAAGTGTCATTTGTTTAAATTTCTACAAATTTACTAATCTTTTGAAATCTGCTCTTTCACACAAAACCCCTCACAGAATAAACTGTGAAGGGCGCACTATGAGAACTAACGGAAACGGAAACTCTTATTCACTGCCAGCAGGCTTTATCTGATTTTTAAGAATGTTTTCTATTTCTTCATTCTTTTTCTTCCATAAATCCCCCTTCTTCCAACCAAGTTCCTCTATACATTGGTCTATAGCTTTAATCCTGTCAAAAGAAACTGTGTCGGTTTTTGCCTGCTTTGGTTTTTCTTTCTGTTTTTCTGATGCCGTTTCCACCGACTTCTCAACAAGGCTTAAATAATGAATATTTTCAAGTATATATCCAATGACAACTTCCTCTTTTTCTCCTTCCATTTGCGGTGATACACTGCATATATTTGTGGTTGTATTTTCTGCCTGTAATGACCATGATCCGTCTTCATAAGTAAGTACACCAAGATTTATTGCCCTTAATATAAGAGCTCTCTTTGCGGCTTCTTTAGTATCATTCACCTTATCAATAAAAGCAGAAAATCCTCTCCTTGAAAAATCTCTTGTTTTTTCAGCCTTAAGAATTTTTTCCCAAAGTTTATTTCTTACTTCATCAACATGTATTTTCATTGCATCCACAACACCCCAAGCTATACCCAAATCACGTATTGCTTTTTCTGACCCGAAATTATTCGGATGAATCGGAGAATCGTCATCATAAAGCAAATACTGGGCTTTAGCAGCCATCTTGTTTTTCTTGGCTTCTTCTATATTGTCATTTTCAATATCAACTTCGAATGCTTTTCCATTCTTTACACCCTCTGAAATATATCGTAAAAAGAAAATAATATCTATATCATGCTTCTTACTGAAAAGCGTTGTTCCTCCTATTACAATGGGACGTTTGTTTTTTACAACAGAAATCCCATCTAAATTTGTAATGGAATTTACGCTTGGAGCAAATATCCATGTTTGATGTTCCTTCATTTCTTCATTCCAAATAGTGGAAGAGGACGGCAATGCCTTGAATTGTCTGATTAATCTCTTACGACCACTATCATCTGTTTCGTAATGTGGCCTTTTGTGCGCTGAAAATATAAATGTATCTTTTTCTAAGCTCTTAATAGTGCTTATTTTCTCATCATACCATTTATATAATTCAGGTGTCTTTGTTTTTGAAAGGATTTCTCCGTTTACTATGAACATCTCCGTTAGTTTTTAAGTTAAAAATAGGGAGGGAATTAACCCTCCCTGTGTTATTATTGTGGTAATACACGAACAATCTGATTAGGACGGAAAATAAGCGGTGCAAATTCAGTCAGCATATACAGGTTTGAACCATCATACTGATCAACAGCGATTCCCATTCTCCCACTCATTCCATCAAGAACACGTACAATACGGGTTCTGTCTTCACCATTGTTATTCAGATAACCAAGTGCAATATTGGCGTGACGTTCTGTCCTTCCTTCGATTTCCACAGATTCCATTTGGTTCGGGAGCATTATCCCGTACTTGGTGAAATTATATTCTTTGTTGCCCCAACGAAGTGGGTTGGCAAAAGATTTAATTTCCTGGAATTTGAATAAGAAACCATTTCCTTTGAAGAACTTAATGTCAACTCCAATTTCATTGGCTGTTCTGAATAAATCTGATCCACCGGAAAATTCACGAATCCAATCTAAATTGGCTTCTTCGATCATTCTTCCAAGATCTGTTCCATACAGAAATTCAACTTCTCTCGAAACTACGTTCTGTGATATGATCAAATCCTTGTAATCATAAAGATTAGAAGTTTCCCATGTCACATCATAAGTCAAATCTTGCCCTGCATCTCCACCCCAGTTCCATAACCCCTGAGATGATCTGCGGGCATTTGTACCTCCCCATTGAGAAGTTTCAGTCAAAGCTGCGTTGTCGTTTAATTCCCCAAGAAATATCATGTCGTCTATTCTCTTGGAGTGGAAGTTTTCTGCTAATTCCTGTCCTTCTATCCATACTTGATTAATCCCACTTTCAGTAGGAATTTCACGCCATTTGATGGCATTAATTCCACCTTCGTAATTCATTGAAGTCTTTGGAATTGAAGTGTAGTATGTGCGGGTAGCACGATAAGTATTGTGTCCCGGAGGTTGTCCTGTCCCTGGACCTTTGTACATACCATGCACTTTCAAAACTGTACCAACAGGAATAGCTTCGCTTATCTGCGAGGCGGTTACAGTAGTCCCGTCTGCTGAAAGCGGTGATGCCGTTACGGTAGTACCAGTAATGTCTGAAATGACATAAATTCTGTCTTCAGCAGGAGTTTGTTTAGAAGCAGGAACAACCAACCCCTCTCCTTCCATTACCGGTAAATTACCTGATGCATCAACATCAGCAGCAGCAACAGTAAAGCTAATATCTGCCCCGGCAATCCCGTCTGCGATTTCACTTCCCACCGTTACAGCAGTTTCCCATTCAAGCCTTTCAAAGACCTTGGGACTTCTTGTGGTTAAATTGGTTTTATAATCTGCAAGTTCCAGAAAGTCCATGTAGTGACTTCCTAAACCATAACGATTAATTTCTTCCGTATAACCTTCATCGAGGCGGGTATCAAATATTGAAACCCACTCACCGAAATTATATTGTCCAACTTTAGATGCGGATGTTGGATATGTTTGAGCTGCCATTGTTTAAAATGTTTTTTAGTTATTACTTATTTCTCTGGACACCGAATTTTTCCCTTATTGACTTCGGAATTTCACCACCAGCCTCTCTCTGGGTTGTGTTCTGCTCTCTGTCGTTATGAATCTCTTTGTGAGTTTCATCCTCTACTTTCGTTCTTGCTGCTTTCTGCGCTTCACGAACTATCTTATCAAAATAAGAGGTTCTGAATTGCTGGTCAATATAAGCCATTGCTTGTTGGGCGTTCTCCTTTGTAGGTTCAAGCCCTGAATTGACCAAATCTTCCAGAAACTTTTCAGCGAACTTCTCCCTGAAAGTATCATCCACAGAATATGAAAAGACTTCAACATCATTTCCTTTTTCATCTTTATCGTAAACCTTGGTAGATTCGAAATTCTTCAACAAGGATTTAGCTATCGGTTCCCATTTTTTCTTTCTGTCCTCCAATTGTTGAGATTTTGTCTGCTTGTTTTTTTCAATTTCATCTGCAAGATTATAAGCTCCCTCTTCAGGTTTGTGATCTCTTATGCTCTTGAAGAGTTCATTGTGTTTAGCAACCTCTCTTGATATGACATATTGATCTTCTTTTGTAAGTTCCGATATATCATCGGCATCAATTCTCAGCGACCTTAATATTCCCCTCCTTCTGTCCTCATCAGAAAGTGATGGATCAATGACCTCAAACTTATCTGCGAGTACCAACTTGTCTACATTAGACATCTTTTCGAAATTGGGACTTACTACCTGTGATATAAGAGACAAATCCTTATCAGGAAATTTTTGTTTCAACGATACGAAACGCATTGTATCTTCATCACCATATAGCTTCTTAGGGTCTGCGTGTTCGATAAAGTAGTCATATTTTTGGGCTCTCTCTAAAGCAGACTGTAACTCAGTGTCTTTTTGGCTGAGTTGTTCTTCGTATTTCGAAGGACTATTTAAAAATTCTCTCAAAGAACCTTCATCTTTAAAATCACTTCCGAAGTGCTTGTTAAACCCTTCTAAATCATATTGGGTTTCCTGAGTCTCTTCGGTTTCTTGTTCTGTGTTTTCCACAGAAGTTTCTTGTGTATTTTCCGTTTCTGACATAATCGTTAGTTTTTTCTGGTACAAAGATAAGTAGAAGAAAAAAAATGCCCTTTCGCTAATCTTTATTCAATAAAAATTACGTTTATAACAAACAAATAAATAAGGAATTGAACAACTTACTTTTTCCTATAACCTTTAGTTGTCAAATAGTTTCTAACCTTTTCCTGTTCTTTACGAATATTCTCAAGTGTTCTTGGCTGGTCTGTGTTATACCTTGTGAGAGATGCACTTCTTAAGCCGTATTTTAGCATTTGATTCGCGTCTGTTTCCTTTTCTCCCCCTATCTCATATAACGTAGGAAATTGCTCGTTCAAATAAGTGCTGGTTAACCCAATATCTTTAGTGTATTGCATATATTTTTCCTTCCCCTCTTTACCTCCGCCCATAGCCTTTGCTGCTTCATCCGATGTTAGATAATAATCCGGCAAATCTTCAAAATATTTCTGCCTGTCTATTATGTCGCTATTTATAATTGACTCATATAAACCCTTTGATTCCGGGTGTTTTTTAAACAAAGCAGGAGTTAAAATGTCCTGTGCAGACATAACTCTCTCTCTGGCCAGCTTATACTCATCCTGTTCTTCATTTTTAGGAACATCTGTTCTTTCCTCAAATTCTCCTTCGCGTACAGGTATCTGACCACTTATGCGAGAAGCTCTCTGCATAGAAATTACCTTATTATCTGCTGCTCTCATCGCTGCTTTTGTTCGACCAACATTAATTGTCTCCGTAGCCAAATCAAAATCCATAAGGGTTTTGCCTTGTTTAGCCATAATAGCTTCTGCGTCTGTAGCGTCTATTAAAGCTTGATTAACTTGCTGCAACTCCTGTTCCAGAAGTCTGTCTGTCGTATCGTCTGTTGGAAATGGCATTTAATAACTCTTTTTTGGTGTTCATTAAATTCTCTTTATATTTCAAGTTAGATTTCAATTGTTCTAACTTAGCTTCATTTTTTGCTTTATTGTTATCTACATCTTTTTGCTTAACAGCATCTGCTTGTTTTAAAATAAGGTCTTGCTGTGCTTTAAGATTTTCTTGTTTTGCCTGTCTCCCTGCTTGAGCCTGGACGTTTCTGTCTGCTATCTGGGCTTGCATTTCTTCGTTTCTGCGAATCATAAAACTCAAATCTCTTGATAACTTTTTAATATTACCACCAGAACGTATCTGTTCAAATATATACATCCATTGAGAAAGATTGATTTGTATTTTTCCATCCCTTCCCGGTGATAATGCTTCTTCTGCTGCCGACATAAGCGATTGTATTTCCTTATCGGTAGCCCTGGTTTCTAAATACATCCCATATTCGGCTCCATTTCTTTCCATCTGCCTTAACATCTCCACTTTTCTCCCCCCTATAATCCTATCATAAGCGTCTCTAGAGGCCGGATTATTACGAATAAGAAGTTGGATTCTTTTAGAAGAACAATCTGCCAACTTTTCTTTTAAAGAAAAAATATCATCGAATAAAGGTCTTAAAACATTATTTGTTCCTGCTGTTGCTATTCTTGTGGCTGTGGCTGTTTGATCTTCTTGCGGTGTTTGTCCTAGAGGAGCCGGATTTATTCCGGTAGCTTTTTCTATGAATTGCAGGTTTCTGTGTATTTCTTCTGCTGTTACAGCCATCAATGCGCCTAAATTACCTTCAATCTGTTTAATAGGGAATACTTCTCCTCCACGATACCTTTCTCCAAGGGGTATGTCCTGATAAGGAAGTCTGCCGGTATGATAAAACATATTAAATGCTTCAAGTTCGGACATTTCCTCTCCGCCAACAGTTAAGTTTCTAAGCAACCTTAAGTTTAGTGCCCATCCACCCGGATGTGATTTAATAAGCGCATCCTGATATTTTAACCATGCCATTTGTAAATTATCAAGATAGGGAATAATACTTTCTATGATTGATCCAAACATCATTGTTGGATCATCATTTATCCCTCGCCTAACAAAAATAGGCAACATTGGTTCTTTTTTGCTTTCTCTGGATTGATTGGGTCGTGGTCCATAATTGTAAACCATATCAGTGCCAACTACCCAAGAACATTGATAAACAATCCTTTTTCTGGTCTTTATTTCAGATTGTTCTACTCCCTTTTTTGCTCTATAATCACTAATGGGTTTTATTTCCTTTCCAAAATCTATTCGATGATTTATTTCCCGACCATACCCATCTTTTATCTTTAATTTTCTATCTATATTACAATCCTTCCAAAAATGATGATAAACAGGTACTTGCATATCAAGAAGAGAATTGTCATAAGATGATGGCCCAGTATACCTCCCCCAATCAAGAGATGCGATATTATTATACATACCTGCATACTTTTTGGCTGATTTAATAATTTCCTTAGAAGGGAATCCCATTTGAACCAACTTGCTTACTTTAACAAGTTCAAAATAACCACCATATTCTGCGTCCTTAAAGCCACCATCCATAGAATATTGCATAGTAACGTTCCCCGGATCACAATATTTCCACCTTTCCTCACACGTCTCCAAATCATACTCGCTCAAACCAGAAATCATATTGAGTTTAACAATATCATTCACATATCTTTTTTTCATAGAATCCCAATCGCTCATTAACTCTGTATATTTAATAAGCTCTTCCACAGCGATAGCATGCTCCCCACGAAATCCCCCCATATCTTTATAAATCTCCAATTCCTCTAATGTAACATCAGACGGCATTTGGCTGCCCCCACTCAAATCCATGCCGTATTGATTTTTTATTGATTTTAAAAAATCAATATTTTTTACATCAAACAATATATCATACATTTTCCTTTCTTCTTCTTCAATGGAAGAATTATCTACGGAATTCACATAACAATTCTCATCATATACAGAAAATATCCCCTGTATAGCGTTCATTAAATTTGTAGCAACACTTACTATTTTAGTATTAATATTTTCTAATGCTTTTCTCTTTGCTTTAGCGGTGCTTGTCCATACACCATCCACATCAGAAGAAGAAGATGTGGGGGTTGATGAAGTAGAGGGTGCTCCATTAAGGAACATATTAATGTACTTTGACTCATTTTGGTTGCCATTACCATAATCACGCAACGTTTGCATATAACTATAGGCTGTACCAGGAAGAAAATTTTTATCCTGTATAAGCATAGAAAATGCTGCACGAGTAATGTCCCGGCAATATTCTGTTGTGTCTTTTTTCTTTGGGTCTATTGTTTCGTAAAGAGGGAGGGTATACTTTCCTGTTTTTTTGTATTCTTTTTTTGTCCCCGCGTCTTCGTATAACTTAGCAATTATTGAAGGCATGTTTTAAAATTTTTACAAATTTACGGATAATTTTATATCCACTTTGTCACATCTATTTTTTCATCCTCAAACGTTCTCATAATATCAACATACATGCTTTCCTGCCCCATTAAACAACCAGCCATAGCAACAAATAAATCCCTGTTTTTCATATCATCCGGGCCTTCAATATCCAGAAGCTCTCTGATAACTTCAGGATGTTCGCAACGTGTAGAATGAAGATTCACCCAGTCTCTCATAATATTAAAAATTTTTGCCTTAACGGTTGGGCCTGCGGTAGTCCACCCAGGATTGTTCTTTATTTTCCCGGTAGCTATATCAACATCATACAAAAGATAACCGGAAAAGCCCCATTCGATAAACTTATCTGCTACAATTGAAACATTCATTTCAGGGTACATCATGGACCCATATAAAATGCACATATTAAGCATGTCTCTGGCATATTCATCTCTTGTTGGGGGTCTATAAACGTATGTGCAAACAAAACGGGCTGTTTCATATTCTGATACTGGTTTTGTTGATGGGTCTCTGTTCGGATCATGTTTATAATACACCGCACCGCCCCCATCAGAAACCCTATATCCATCTGTTTTTTCTAACCTATAAGCATCTGCGGATGCTATGAAGGAAGTTTTATAAACTGGTCTTTTTATACCCTGATCTTCTATAATCAAGCTTTGTCGCTCTTCAGAAGGAAGCCAGCTTATTTTAAATCTTCCATTAGGATTATCTACAAATTTAACAGGACCACCAAAACCGGAAACAGGAACAATGTCTCCTGGTCTTATCTTATCATCAGCTTCAAATTCAAGATAATTAAGCCTTGCGTTTAAAAGATCAGAATTAAAAATCTGGTTTCTTCCCGTATTAGCAAAACAATCCCTAAAACTTTTAGGCGTCATCCTCTTCCAGCCCGCAAGTCTCACCAAGTCACCACTAGCCCTTATGTCTGCCTCCTCTTTTTCAAGATATTCCCTACAACCCATTATCTTCTCTTCCTTATTTTTAATAATTCTGGACATATAAGGAATTTGATAATCTTTAGGGCTGTCAATGATGGGTTCACCGTAAGGACCTATAAAACCCTGATAAGATTCCCAGATAGGAAAATAAAAGTTTATTAAACCAGATCTTGTCTGGCCATTAGTCATTCTATCTTGGAAGTGAGATGCTCGTGTAAGTTTTTGAAATTCCTTCGCAGATACCAGTTCCATTTCATCCACAGTACTCTTGCACAGAATTAATCCCTCTATTTCTCCACCGAGAGCAACGCATCGCTTATGTACATCATGTCTCTGGTCTACACTCTCCCCTTCTGTTTTCCCAAGTTCATCAACATTTAATATATTAATTTTCTTTGAATCATAATAATGTCTCTTTGCTGTAGTAGCATAATCTGTTTTACTATTTAAACCGCCAATAAAATCAGGGGATGTGAACCTTGCCTCACTAACCAAATTAAAGCTGGCCATCATTGGCCTAAAGAAAAATGGCATTTTCTTAAATCCCAGTAAAAACTTTTCTTCATATATTCCACTTGCTGTACTTTCTTTATTCCCCTGAATTCCATTATAAAATTCAAAATTACTTGTGACTTCGCATGCGTCTACATCCTCTCCCTTGCTACTATCTCCAACCCTTCTGCCTTTTAAAAAATTTGGGCCATAAACAGTTCTTGCACCCATATCCTTCATCTTAGGTGTGCCATCTGGATATAATATTAAACTTCCGTCTGAATTATACTCCGGGCTTAATGTAGTTGTATAACAATATCTAACAGCATGAAACCATTTCCTATCCCTTTCCCAATATGTGGGTTTCCCTTCGTTTGTTTTTAACTGTTCTAAACGCCAATAATTCAAATAAAAAAAATGCCACCCGTCTAAAAATGTTGGCCTGCCATGAATAAACACCCATTTTCCAAATTCCCTAAAATACCACTGTCTTCTAATCCAATCAATTTCAGAAATATACTCATCTGGTTTATCTTCTATTTCTTTCCATAAAGCATCATAAATCTTCCTTTCAAAAAGAAATGGGGATTCATTTTTCCTCCTGTTTCTTTTCATCATTTCTCTAACGGAACGTTCTGCATACTTCAGCTTTTCAGGGTATGTCTCGTATTGGAAATATTGGTCTTTTGCCGGTAGACCATAATTATCTATTAGTTTCCAATCTGGCGGTTCCGGTAATGCTATCTTGAATTTTTGTAAATCAGGATCATCAACATTATAATAAATAAATTTATCCGCGTTTGAATATCCATCAAGAATCCACTTATCAACCTTCCCCCTATTATGCCTTATTGCCTCCGCTTTATCCATTATTCAAGTTGTATGGGTCTGGTAATGTTTGTTTTAAAGTTCCTTTTAATTTAGCTTCAGCTATTTCCTCCGGCCTTATGCCTAATTGAAAATTATCAAGTTCGTAATATAAGCCATCTAACAAAGAAGAGCTATCATCTCCTAAAAACAACCTTTCTCTAAGTTTTGACATGTCGTCTGTAAAAGACTCTATATTTTTTCTGATTTCTCCCACCTCCTTCACGCCAACATCAGAACGAAGAAGTTTTTCCATTTCTATTGCTCTTGCCTGTTCATACACACAATACTGTTCAAACATTGGGCTTCTGTTAAGTAGAATTACCCTGACAAAAAGAAGTGATGTTGGTTGTGGTCTGCAATAAAATATCTCTTCTACATTTTTTGGGAATTTCTTTCCTTTGGCGAGTATTTCGAAGCCTGCAAGAAGGGCTGCTTGTTTTTTTCTCCTGAGCAAGTCTGGGATGGTTTTGAAAAGTATGTTCTCTGAATACATAAGAAAAGCATACTTCATTAATTTATCCGGGTCTACGCCCACATCTGACCTCTTAATAGAAAATTCTTTATATTTTTTAAGTTCAGGAAATGATTGTAATACCGATTTGCCTGTATTGGCTAAAACATTAAATCTCTGATCACGAAAATCATCTGCGGTAAATTTTGCTGCTTCCATAATCCGTTAGTTTTCGCAAAGATAAAAAAAGCAGAGGACATGCCTCTGCTCAAAACGAAAACTAAAAGAACTACTAGCTTGGGTAGATCGCCGATATGTTCCACCTCTGAACGATTTTGTACATTTTTCTATTGTCAAATATTGCAAACGCATAAGATTCCAAATCCCATGTTTTTCGTGGATCTTCAATTAAAAACCTGTCTCCCGTTTTTAATTCCTCCGTACCATAATCTGTACGTTTTAAATCTTTTTTATCACCAGGTATTCGATATTTTCGATTTAAACTTCCCGCATACTTTACCACCCCTTCATTTTCTATATATTTTTTACCAACCCGCTTTACTTCTTTCCCGGCAATAATAAACGTGTCATTTTCTTCTATCTGCTCATAAAGTACGTAGCCGTTACACATAATTACCTCGTTACCACGTATTGCCAACTGTATGGCATTGTAAGGAACAAGTCTCATTATTCGTTTATTATCATCTGTAAAAATATAGCTGTTCCATGCATCAAAATGATTTACATATACAGTATCTCCCTCCCCAACCTCTACATCACACTCCCAAATTTGAGAGCTTCTATCGTCTTCAGCTATGGTTATATTAGAACATGCCTGAATAACAATCCCTCTCCTTGTAGCAAAACCAGCCCAGTTATATGATTCTAATCCATAAGTTATAATTCCCCCAACAGTTTTTCTTACATCTTCAGGAAATACCTCTATTAAAACTTTATTAGTTTTAGGACCAATCTTAAATTTATCTAAATTTATTCGAATTGGTGTTAGCAACTCAAACTCATTTTTCTTTCCTTTCTTACTAAACCCTTTCATAATTCCAAAGCAAATTCATCAATAAGTTTATTTAATTCAGCATTCTTCTCTGTCATTTTCTTTAAACCTTCTTTCTCATCAAATGAGATGATGGACTCAGAGAATGTGGCTTCGTCTTTGTGCTGGTCATAAATATGAAAAATATCCGCATGAAGCAGTTCATCAAATTTTGGTTCCACGTGGAACACCCTGTTATCTTCCCCAACCAATAATGTAAAAATAATATCAGGAAAATTCATATCAACAACAAGCGTTCTTCTCATGATTTCAAGTATTCGTTTATATCGTTATGCTGAGCATATTTATTTCTGTGATCTATATACTTAATCCCTACATCATCAAGCTTTTTTATTGCCCTGTCCGCTGCTTCATCATTATCTAAATATAAATTATTTTTCCCTTCGGTGGACAGATACTTATAAACATTAGGAAACATGGTTAGGGTGTTTAGAATAATAGCAACACCAAAAGGAGTGTTCGTCTTATTAATTGTAAGATATGATAAAAAATCAAAAAATCCCTCGAATACATACCTATCACCATAATCTCCGATCAACGTGAACCACTTAGGGCGTGTGCTTATCTTAAAAAATCCATTTCTCAATTCATATCCTCCAAGATTATTCTTGAAACCGATCAATCTATAAGTTTTACCATTCTTAGAGTTTGGAAATTGTACATGAATCTGCTTACAATATTTCTTTGCAATTTCCACATCAACACATCTTTTTTCAATATATTTTATTAGATCATCATCCTTGACTTCCCCTCTTTCTACAATAAGTATATTTTCCTTGTCAGGAGCAGTGTCTTTCGTAAAAATACGAACATTACTTTTCTGTTCTCCAAGAAGAATATCTAATGCCCTGCCAAATTCGCAACCCTCAATCTCTCTTACCAAATCTATAACGTCTCTCCATTTATTATCATCGTTCCCGAAGTCCTTCCATTTATTTAATTTTCTGCTTACCGCAAGAGAAGCTGTTGTGTCTCTTGATGGTCTGTTTGGTAGTGGAGATATATACATCCAATACGATCCTTTACTTTTTGGTTTTAGCCCTTTGGTTGCCAAATAAGAGGTAATGTCGCTATTTCTGGCTTGTATTATTCTGTCTTTATCCAATCGACTCTATTTTTATTGTTTTGGATGTATATTTACTGTACTCCCTTACACTGTCTAAAGCTATTTCCAGCTTGGATTTGTCTGGAATACTCATGCTTTTCATCCCGAATAATGCGCCCATTATATAATCTTTTCCGTCCCCTATTGCAATCCAGTTGTTTTTTACATGGTAAAGAACCCCGCCTTTCCAATGTAAAAAATTCCCGTCTATTGTTACAATAAGAAGTTCTATATTTTCAAATTCTTTTTCTTCCGGTATTGTCCTTAAGGATTCAAGTATTGATTGGAAAGTATATTGGGGAAAGTTTAAGGCATCAACAAGGAGATATTGGTGGAATAGTTGCGAATTTATAATGCCAATGAGTAATTTATCTTTTATGCGAATGATGGGTACGTTTTCTATTTCAAGCGAAAGACCATCATCCATATAAGATACACAACATCCTAAATATGATTCTCGCTCTCCTTTATACGCTACAAATGTACCCATATTTATAAAAACAACTCATATTCTCCAATATAACAAATTCCATATTCTAATACAAAAAATCCCATACCATTTTCCTCTTCATCTTCCTCCATCTTTGCAGACAATTCAAGAGCAGCATTAAAAGCGTCTTGCTCTGTTTTATAAATTTCACTTTCGCCAAAATATGATTTAAGTTCTTTTTTCCTTTTCTTTGAACCTTCTGGAAAATAATCTACATTTTCAATAGCCTGTGCGCAGGTTATCCTATAACCATCCGGGAACTTTGCAATATATATTCCATTATCTGCGCTCATAATTAAATTTTTACTCCATGTGCTAACATTATGTCGAGTAACTCATAAAAATCTTCTTTTTTCATTACCACGACTTCTCCTTTGTAATTTCTTTTATGGAAAATTACATTGTATTTATCATCATCTGGCATTTCAGATAGAATGTCATGATATGGCGGTGTGCGCTCAAGAGCCTTCGCCTGTATCCCAAGAAATCCTGTTTTTGTGAAATCGCGATGCTCGATATCATCAGTATATCTTGATGAATACCTTGATGTTTCACAATCTGTATAATAATATTTACGAAGTTCTTTTCGTATTTGTCTTTCGTATGTATGTCCTTTGTTACGTGAATTCACTAAATTAATTTTATCAAGAAAATAAACCCATTATATTTACACTTAAGTATGACACCAAGCTCTTTTAATAATAAATTTGTTTCTAACCCCTCCTTTAAATCATGATTCAACATATTAGACTCTACAAATAACTCAATTTTTCTATACTTATCTTTTGGTAATTCTATAAATTGATATTTACAATAATCACCCCTTCTTCTTAATTCATCAATTTTATCAGAAAAAAATTTTATTCCATTCATGTCTTTAAATATTAATTTTACGATAATTTCCTCTTACAGTTTCTATATCTTTTTTACAATAATCATAAATTTCCTGATACTTCCCGTCATTCCATGCATCCAAAACCCTTGATCCATCCATATCCTTACTGTAAGGAACCCCAAGATATTCTGCTATGACGTTCTGTGCAACATAATACTTGTAATTCAAAAAACCCCAAATCTTCATTACATCTTTTATGTGTTCTTTACCCTGATAATCTGTAAATCCCCTTAAAAATCTGGTCAGGGAGGAAAGGTTATACTTTATCGCTTTGTGGTAGATGTTTAGAAGATCAAATTCCTGAATGTTGTGTCCAATAATATCAACAGAATATTTTTTACTTTCTTTCTTGTCTATTAATTCCTGAAAAGATTTAATGATCTCTTCCTCCGTTCCGGTTAATGCATCCGGCTTATCATCATCAAATGCATATCCTATACATACTATCCTGTTAAAATGAGAGTCGAGGGCTTGTTTTCTATATCCCTCGTCAACCTTTATGGCAATTTGTTCTTTGAGTTCATTCCATTTTTGGATGAGAACCGGATATTGTTGTTTCCTATATTGTTCTGCAAGTGCAGCTTTTCGGTTGCCAACCTTTACGTCCCATAACTTGGGTCTGGGGGGTAGTTCAATTTTCGGATATTCCCCGGCAGGGATGGTTTCAATGTCAATAAAAAGTTCTCTGTCCATTATGCCATATTTTTTATTTCAAGTAATTTGAAAAAATCATCATAAATAATGCCTATTTTTTTTAATCCATTGTTAAATACATCGTCTGTTATAATTTCATTCGTATCTAAATTCACACCATAAGTCAATATATTTGATCCATCTCTTAATGGTTTACCAAAATATATTCCTCCAATGGTAACATCCTCATCTCCTTTATTCCATAAAACATAAAAATGAAATTTAGGTTTTTCTTTTTTATTACTGAATATATTCCACCCAGCATAATAATGTGCTAATTTTGCCATCCTTCTTCTATCTGTAGTGAAAGTCCCCCCGACAAAAGGAATGTCAACGAAATCTTTTGTGAATTTGTTTATGAATCTAATAAAGCGTGTTGGATTATATTTATATTCTTTCATGTCATTAAATTTTAGGTACTATCATATCCGAATCTTCATAAATCGAAATTTTTTCAGTATGTAAGGCTTCGTCTTTATCACCATACATAATCTCACCTGTTTTCGTATCTATTACATAGGCTATAACGCCTATACCAATAAGATATTGATAAGTTGCATTAATTCCTTTTTGTTGTCTTATTTTTCCATTGCAATATTTAACAATAAATCTTTCCATAATTTTAAGGATTTAATATTTCCATTTCACATACACCCCACCATTCATGAGTTCCGAATGGTGATGTTGCTTCAAAATCACCTGAATAAATTTCTTTCCATTCTTTTTTCTTTTTTGCTTTATGTTTGCGAAGTGCTGACTGCGCCCCTTTTCTTGTTAAATGCAAGCTGACTGTTGCTTCTGCGCTCTCGTAAATACAATCATTATATAAAAAAGCAAATACCTTCATTTGATTATTATTCTTTGATATCGTTAAATTTTTCTCATCACTCTGTATTTTTTTAAAAAAAATATTTTTTGCGATAGGGTTAGCTAAAACTTTTTTCATAAAATAAGTCATTGGTGCTTCCATTTTTTTTTCTAATATTTTAATGAGTTCATTTTTCATTTTCAATATATCAGATTTTAATTATTTTTTTAGTTCTTTCCCCATAAAACCATAAAAATCCAATTCAATCTTTTCATCCCAGTATTCATCACTTTTAAGAATATTTTCTCTCTCCATCTCTTTAATTTTAAAAAGAAGCTCCCCCGAAGGGGAGTTTCAGCTTCCGTTAGTCATCAGCCATGCGCCTTTCTTCTAGGAAGTGTTCGTGTAATGGCTCAATCACATCACAGTCATCCGCATCTATCATATCTTTACGATTACGTATATTTTCAATAATATTTCGTATTTTTATGAAGTGCTTATACAGATAAATAATAAATTTCTGCGATTCTTCCTTTAATTCGTTAGCTTCCAATACTTTAATTATTTATATATTAAACACCACAAATTTTCTTGACAAACTTATGTAAATTTTTAATAAAAAACAATTTTTTCTCAATTATTTTTTTTATCTTTATACCATGATTATAGATTTTGAAGAAATAGATAAATCATTTTTGCTTCAACCCCTGTCAAGAGAAAGTAGGTTGGAAATTTACAAAACAATCTATTTACAAGGAATAGACAAGGGAACTCATTTGGAGAGGTGTTCGGTAAAAAAAACAAATTCATATAAAAAAAACAGGCATAAGAAAAGATTTATGGATACAATTTCCGATATTAACAACTATTTGCTTAGTGGTGCTGATGCCTACAAGCGTAAAGAATACAGGGTTAGACATCAGAAGAAAAAAGAAAATGAGAATTTGTAGTGCCCAGAATTGTAATTACAACGTTTTCGGAACAGATAAAAATACAGGGAAAGGATATTGTAAAATACATCAATTCCTGAGAAGTGATATTGTACGAACAATAAAGAAGAAATCCATCAAAGAAAGAAACAAATGCTTGTCAAAAAATAAATATGACTTTGATGTGTTTCAGTGGGGATTCAAATCTGAGCTGAATATGTTTAGGTGGATATGGAAAAATCGTCCTCACAGATCTGAAATAAGTGGAAGAGATTTAACTAAAGTAAATCACAATTTATTTCTGAATATGTTTGCACATATTCTTCCCAAAAAACAATATCCCTTATTCAGATATAACCCGGATAATATAATGCAATTGGTCCCGATTGAACACACTCTTATTGACCAGGGAACAGAAAAAGGAAGAGAAAATTATAAAAAAGAGTGGCCAAATACTGATTTTAGTATATTTTACAATAAAAAGAAAGAGTTGTTGAAAAGTTATCCGGTAAACTACCCACCCACGCAAAGCGATGGGGTGGGCTTTAAATCTGAATAATGCAAAGCGCAGCTATACATATCCGACTTTTCAGGCAAATTTACGATTGCCCCCAGCGTAGCAATATTGAGCGATGCGTTAACATCGGCATCCATACTGTTTCCGCAGTTGTTGCATTCAAATACTTTTCCTTTTCTATTTCCTATGTGGTGGCAGTTATTACAAGTTTTGCTTGTGTATCTTGGATTAACCAAAACAACAGGAACACCATTAAGAATAGCTTTGTAGGAAATGTATTGACGCAACTGATTAAAAGACCACTTTCCAACTTTTGTTCTAAACTTTTTGCCTTTTTTCAAAGAAGAAAATCTGATGCCTTTCAAATCTTCCAAAGCAATTCCTTTGTTTTCTTCTTTTGCAATTTGAACAATTTGTTTCGCAATCGTATGGTTAGTGATAGAAGCGTGTGTACGTTCTCTGCCAGAAAGCCTTTTCAAGAGTTTTTTACTTCCTCTTGTGCGTTTGCTTTGAACGGAGCTTCTTACTTTTTGTCTTTTTTCTCGATATTCTTGAAGTATTTTAGAGTTAAATTCTTTTCCATTACTAAGTGTGGCAATCGAAACCAAACCAAAATCCACACCCACGAAGCTTTCTACGTCCTCAACATCTTCTTCGGGTACATCAACAGTTTGAAACAAGTAAAGCTTACCTTTCTTGTAAACCAAATCAGCTTCCCCTTTGATGTAAGGAATATAAGCAGGGTTGTGGCAAACAAAATCAATCTTTTGTCTGCCACCAATACACCACAAAGAAATCACATTGTCAGGCTTGTAAGTCATTATCCTACTATCGTAGGCGATACCGCCAAGTGGATTAAAAGTACGTTTAGTTTTCTTATCCAGCTTATAAGCATCAGCAACTTTAGCTATTTGCCTGATAAGCATTTGAGAAGAAAGTTTAAACGTAGCCTTGTAAGAATGGTAAACTTTGTGATGGAGTTTAAAATTATTGAAAATCCTTTCTTGCCAAGCAACATCAGATATGGCATTACAAACAGCATTAGCTTCCTTCATCGTTTCGAGAAGCAAGTTAGTCTGTTCGTCAGTGGGCAAAAGTTTTATTTTCAATGTCAATTTCATATCACAAAGATAGCAAATTATTTAATATATTTTCTTATATTTGAAAACAATTTAATTACGGGGCGGCAATTCCTCCCATCGAGCCTTCGGCATCAATGGGCTTCTTTGCCGAAATATTTATGAAAAAAATTTTATTCGAAAAAAGCAATTAAAAATATTTTGTATATTTGTGCCAGTTCTTTAAATATTTAACCGGGGCTGGTAGCAATAAGATATTTTTTTTCAATAAACCGATTGTGTGTTTAGCTACCAGCGCACTCAGTCGGTTTTTTATTGATTCCCTTTTTGGGTTTGAAACGTTCATAGACTTACATTTGTTCGATCAGGTAAAATTTTTCTTTCTTTATTTTTAATTTCTTTCTTTTTAAAGTTCTTTATTTATACCACAACTTAAATTTATAAGCTTCGCACATAAATTTGGCACAACATTCGAAAAGGATGCAAAACATCCTTCTTTCTTGTTGGCAAACTTTTCTTTTAAATTGGAGTTATGCCTAAAAATTATGAGAAAATTCAGTTAGTAAAAAAATTTTACATACCGCTAATGACAGTAAAAGTTATAAGATTAAAATTTTGAATTGTTTATATAAAGTAGTTAGCTGCAAGCACTACATTCGTTCACTTAATCAAGGTTATATGGTTCATCCGTAAAAGAAAAAAGCCAGCCCGCTTCAACTTTTTCAAAGTTGTTGGGGTTTTGGTTCAATAATTTTAATTCGGTTTACTGCTATATCAAAATACTTCTCGTCTTTTTCAATTCCTATAAAGTTACGTTTGGTATTCTTACAAGCTACACCAGTACTTCCGCTTCCCATTGTCAAATCAACAACTAAGTCGTTTTTATTGCTAAAAGTCTTAATCAAATCTTCAAGCAATAATACAGGCTTTTGTGTTGGATGGAGCCCATCATAATCCTTTTTGTATTTAAGTATATTGCTTTTGTGTTTGTTTCCTTCCCATAGATTAAAAGTGCTTGTGTATTTTTCGTTTATGTTTTCAAGTTCCGTATAATTTAAAAAGTCATCCATATTGTTAATCCTATATTCAGCAATCAAAGCCAAATATGTTTCTTTTTTGCATAATTCAAATTGCGAACTTTTCACCCTAAATACATGGTCTGCCCTTTGCCCTATTGTTTCAATTATGGTTTTCTTTTTAAGCCCAATAAAAGAAAGTACATTACTAAAGTATTCTCTAAGTGGGTGCAAGTTTTCAAAGTCATAATCTTTACTAAAAACCAAAATATCCTCCATGTAGCTTACTGGAGCTTTGTTTGCAACCAAACAATTTGCAAAGTGCATTTTATCCCAATACATATTATAGCAATGTGGCAAGTTAGGTATCTGCTTACTTATTAGCTCAGTTGTAAACGGTTGGTTTGCGGTCAATACCATTTTGCCGTTTTTCCTAAGTATTCTGTTTGCAATCTGCATTATCTTTTCGGTAGGTATAACAACGTCCCAACTTGCATTACTTAGGTGTTTATATTTCGCCATATCTCCACCCATACCCTTTACAGTACCATAAGGCAAATCAGTTAAAATAAGGTCAACACTACCATCTTTTATATATTCGTTTTCAATAGAACAATCTCCTTGTATTAAGTCAAAAAAACACCCTCCTTTTTTTTCTTTTACTATCATTCGTTCTTTTATTAAAGTTTGTACTAAATTATCCACACCAGTCAGCTAACAAGGTATAAATTACATTAAAACGACAATTTATATTCGTCCGTTGACAATATTATGAAAAAATATTCACATGAAAAAATATTTGCACAACTATTTTATTAATTTTTCATCAAAAATATTTGTTTATTAAAAATATATTTCAGTACTTTGTTTTTGAAACTAACGGAAACTTTATATGAAAGACTTATTAAAAATTGGAAGTAAACTTAAAAAGGCAGGTAAATTATCGCCTGTTGAGCCGACAAAAGAAAGCGTCAACCCTCCGCCATTTACATCGAATATCAAAGAACCACTATACAGTGACATTCCTTCTGACGGCCAATCTACTGAGGATATAATAGAAGAAACAGAAAGAGAAATTGAAAAGAATATTCTTAAAGGAACTTCAAAAGAAGGACACACTTTTACTCTTGACAAGGCCAGTTGGATAGAAAATGATAATGGAGATGTTGTTATTCAAATTACAATTCCCAAAGAACAATGTCTTGAAATTGGAACATTCTTAATTAAGCACTCATAAAACATTAAAATTATGTATTGTATTTATCATTCAATAGATTTAGATGGTTGGTGTAGCGCTGCTATCGTAAAAAAATGGTGTAAAGAAAAAGAAATTGATCTTAAATTGTTTGGATGGAATTATGGAGATGAATTTCCTAATATTCCTGAAAACGAAAAAATTGTTATGGTTGACGTTTCATTTCCAATTGAGATAATGGAAAAATATGCAAAAGGATCTGGATGGCAATTTATATGGATTGATCACCATAAATCAGCTATTGATGATTATAAGAAATTTATTGGAGATGGAGAATCTTTTTGTATTAATTATCTAGACAATAAATTTGCCGCATGTGAACTTACTTGGGATTATTGTTTCCCTAAAGAACCAATGCCAGAATTTGTTCGTTTACTCGGTAGATATGATTGCTTTAGGCACAAAGGAACCAATGAAGAACAAAAGGTATTAGAATTTCAATATGCTGCCCGAGCTAACATAAGTAATGTTGACGAATGTTATAAATGGCTTGAAAAAAGTATAAAAGAATCATTTTTAACTGATAGAATGATTTCATCTGGAAAAGAAATTTATAAATACTTATGTACAGAGGCGAAGCAATCATATAAAAATGGATTTCCTATAGAATTTGTAGAATTAATAGAAAATAATATTACCACTGTTAGGAAATTTATTTGTGTAAATAAAGAACGTTTTAATCCCATAAATTTTGGCATAAATTATCATAAAGACGGATATGATGGGGCGGCTTGTTTCCATTATGCAAATGGAACATATAATTTTAGTTTATATAATGATAATGGAAAAGCTGATTGTTCTATTATAGCTAAAAGCCTAGGGGGTGGTGGTCATAAGGGGGCTGCTGGATTTAGAATAAGTGCAGAAAATATTAATAAAATAATAAAAAATGAGCGCAGTAGCAACAATTATATCGAGTAAGGGGTCGTGGATGGCTTCTGATTCATATTATTATGATGGCGATAATGTTTACAGAACAAATTACAAGAAGATATTCCAACACAAAGACATCTTAATTGGTGTTGCCGGTAAAACAATAATAATCCACGAACTAAGAAAAATGATCAATGAAACATCATTTAATCCTATCGCAAAAGATTTGATTGATGAAGATTCTGTGTATACTAATTTTATTGATCATTTAAGGGATAATGATGTGGTATCTACGCTTGATGGATTGTGGAATATATTAATAAACACAGGCAAAAAGATTTTTGAGATTGATAATAATTTTACTGTCTTGTCTTGTGAGCTTCCATACGCTTCAATAGGAGTAGGCCACGCAGAGGCTATTGGGAGTCTCATGACATCTTCCCTTTTGTCTGGAAAAATACCACTTAACGGAACAGACCTTATAAGAGCCATTAACGTAAGTAAAGCATTTAAACAAGCTGTAAGAGGACAGGTACAAATAATAAAATTGTGAATTTATCTTTTGCAAATAAAAGAAGGCTGGTGTGGTTAATTAATCGTGTGTGCGAGGATTTTGATGTAACAAAGGATGAGTTGTTTTCAAAATCAAGGGAAGGGAATATCCCTATTGGAAGATTTGTTATTTGGCATAATTTATTTAATCACCTTAATGTCTCAAAAATCAATATAGCTCGTATTTTTAATAAGAGAGATCACGCAGCTATTATAAACGGGTTAAAAACATATAAAAATTTATCAGACACAGAAAAAGATTTTAACAGGAAAGTGAGTAATATAGAAAAAGATTTTCTTTTTCAGTTTCCATCTCAAAAAAGAAATCAATCCCTCAAAAGAGAACTTACAAGTAGAATATTCAACAATCAATATTATAGGCCTTGGGGCGACATAGGAAGAGTATTAATCAGATGAAATTAACGATATGAACACATTAAAATTAGTAAAAAACGTAGCAAAACAAACCGGAGTTGACAAAGAAACGGTAGACCTTATTGTCAATGTTACCTTTGGTGAGATCAAAAAGAATCTTGAGAATAAAATTGAAGTACATATTTCCAGATTCGGAAGATTTATTATAAAACACAGAAACCCCCGTCCGGCACACGACATGAGAAACAAAAAGACCATAATGATACCGCCCAGGGACATGCCTTTTTGGAGACCATATTTTGGGAAGAAAGGAGTTTGATATGTGGAAATATATAGTAACGTGGTGTTTAGTTATAACACATCAAGGAATTCCGTTTTGTGAACTCGATGAATTTGATAGAATAATTAAATGGAATTATGATACATATACAATAAATGAATGTAATCACGAAGCAATATTTACTAATAAAAATGATGCCTTGGCATTTATTGAAAGAGCATCATTTGAAAATGATGTAGAGAATGTTATTCTTGATAGTATTGAGGTAGATACTTCTTTTCATGAATTATATGATTCTCTTTTTGTAATGCCAGATTCTGTGTGGAAGATTATTGCGGTAGATACCATTTCTTTTTATCCAGACACAACATTTAATCAAAATTATTATTACTAAATTTGCATTGTTACTAACACTTTTGCCCATGAAGGCAAAAAAGAAACATATAGACATAGGAACATTAAGGGATTGTTTAGTAAAGGCTTACTTAATAAGCCGTCCTTTACCCGCTGAATATTTTAAGGGCGGACCTCCGGCCACCAAATTTGAGCTTGGGTGTTGGAGTGAGGATGATTTGCAGGAATTAAACAGGCAGAACATTGATCCGTCTGTTGTCCTGCATAACTTTACGGTGGAAGCTTCTAAAGTATTATAGGCATCCCAAACATATCTTTTGATAAGCTAACTGTTCTTTTAAGAAACGGAAATGGAAATCGGAACGGCTATAAGAGACCTCAGAAGAGCACAAAAAATTAGCCAAAAAACACTGGCGAGAAGAGCTGGTATTGGGAAATCTTATCTGTGCTTAATTGAAACGAACACCCGAATTCCAACACTTAAAATGGTAGAGTCTATAGCAAAAGGGCTTAAAGTGTCTTATGTTAAATTTTATCTTTATATGATTAAAGCGGAGGTCAGGGAGGAAGAACAGATGATACACGACATACTTAATTTATTGACAAACTATATATAATGGAAACAATCAATCGCATAATATATCTTCAACATCTTTATTTATCATGGGATAATAACAATAAATTAAAATCTAACACTAACAATATTAATTATGAAAGTAGGAACTAAATCAGTGTTGTTTGGTGCTCATTGTTTTTTTATTCATCCTGTGTTTGTGTTTATAGCTTGGTGGAAACTCTATGGATTTCCTTTTGATCCAAGATTATGGCTATTGTTTTTTGTGCATGATTTGGGTTATGTTGGTAAGCCAAATATGGATGGAGAAGAAGGAGAATCTCACGTGGAATTTGGTGCGAAAATTATGTCTGTATTTGGGGAAAGATGGGCTAATTTGTCTAAATATCACTCAAGATTTTATGCAAAAAAAGACAATGTTAATCCCTCTAAACTTTGTGCAGCAGATAAATTATCTATATGTTTAGAGCCTTATTGGTTATATCTTCCAAGAGTAAGACTTACCGGGGAAATTAAAGAATACATGAAAGATGCTAGAGCAGGTAAATATGCTTCAATGAAAGTAACTACTAAATCTCAGGTAGATTGGTTTAATGGTGTTTGTAATTATCTGAAAAAATGGGTAGATGAACATAAAGGTGGGAAACAAGACATGTGGACTCCAACGACAAAACAAATTACCAACGCTATTTAGATTGTGTAGAAATATATTTATTTATCATAGTAAATAAGTCAGGTTAAACCTGACAACAATGATACTAATAATAATGAATTTAATTATTAGATTTATAGGTTTTATCATTATACTTTTAGTGTATACTCTGTATTTACCGCTATATATACCGTGTGTGATAATTGTTGGTAGTTTGGAGTACAATTCTTTTATGTTTACACTCTTGTCATTGGGAAAGGCAATGATGGAGTAATTATTAACTTTGGAACCTTAAATTTTAAAGCTATGTTCGAAATATTCAAACTTATTTTAATCGTGTCACTTATATCTCTGATTGGCACAGGATTTCTAAAAATGTTCGTATTTGATCAGATTTTTAATGACAAATCTTATTACTTAAAAGGATGCGATATTTTTAAAATAATCGTAATCATAGAAACAATATTAGTTTTTGGAGTTGGACTTTGTGGGATGCTTATAATAGTTATATTCAATTTGATATGATATTTTTTGTTCCATTAGGAATTAATAGTCTGTGGGGGAATAATGAGCTTAAATATATGCTCAGATCCTTACAGGCTAATTTTATGGATGAATTTGATGTAGTTCTTTATTCAACCACTACCCCTGAATGGTACAAAGGATATTCAGAACAAATAGAAAGATTTTATCCTGAAAGGTTATTAAAAATCAACAACGGACACAGGCCGTTTGAAAATTATTTTGATGTTTTGAATAAGGTTTATACATACGTCAATTCAGAACAATGCCCAAAAGAGTTTTGTTATATATATGATGATATTATTCTTCTTAAACAAATAGATAAAACGGGGATAAAGAACGTACCTTGGCTACACTATACAAATAAACTATTTAAAGTAAACCAGTCTTCTCATAATGGGAAAACCACTAACCAAGCATATATTCTCCATAAAGCAAAATACAGCTTTGAACATCATCTCCCTTTAATTTATAAGAAAGACTTATTGAAACAAATGTTCAATGAATATAAGTTTTGGGAACAGGCACGGCCATATTCTCTTGCCACACTATATTTTAATCTTTATCCTGATGAGTATTCAGGAAAACCATTGGTGGAGGAGAATGATTATAAAGTTGGGTTCGAGGGTTTTTATGAGAACAGAACCACGTGTTTTAAACAGGACACCTATAAGGATATAGAGGTTGCTATAGCCGGGAAAACATGGTTGAATTTTAACGATACAGGTTTGTATTGGGGCAAGCCTGATTATCCTTTAAAAACATGGATTGTGAAAAACTTTAAAAAAAAATCAAGATATGAATAGAGAAATTAAATTCAGGGCATGGCTAATAAATGAAAAAAGAATGGTATTTGTACAAACTATTATGCAAATGCCAGATGAGTCTTTTTTAAGAATATGGCCAATAAAAGAAACTCCAAATAAAAATTATCCTACTAATAAACATGCAATTTTAATGCAATTTACTGGATTACATGATCGTCAAGGCAAAGAGATTTATGAAGGTGATATTGTTCAGAATGACGCTTCTAAAATGGTAAATTCTGTATGGAGTATTATTTTCAAAAATGGGGCATTTAGGGGAAAACCTAACGATACGTTATATGGAAATGAATTTAATTTTACAGAATTATATTCGATTAAAGATATTGAAATAATTGGAAATATTTACGAAAATTTAGAATTATTAAGAAAAAATGCATTGGAATAGCTACTATATAATGAAGCAGTTCACCGAAAAACATCTCAATAAAGATCGGGTATTGAATATTTTGGATGTTGGTTTTGCTCTTTTTAGCGAAGGTTTAAGTGAGGGTTTATATGATGAATATTTAGAGAGCATAGATGAAACTATTCATGAAGACATTAAAAAATATTGATAGTGGTATTGATGATTTAAAACCAAAATGTTTAGAAAGATTAAATGTTTATTTGGTTTTCACAAACCAAAACTTACATGGGAAATGGATGTGTGGAGTGGTTGTATTTATTCTAGGTGTGTTTATTGTGATAAATTATTCTTGGTTTATAAACCTAAAATAATTAGAAAATGAGTAATATACTTGTAACCGGAGGTTTAGGGTTTATTGGTTCTCATATAGTTGACGAACTCATAAATCTCAAACATGATGTTTATGTCGTGGATAATTTAAGCGGGGGAAGCACGAACAATATAAACAGGAAGTCTCATTTTTACCAGATGACAGTCAATGACAAAAGGCAAATGAGCTGGATGTTCGTAGACTATAAATTCGAATATGTATTTCATTTGGCTGCTTATGCTGCCGAAGGGCTCTCTCATTTTATACGCAATTTCAATTATACCAACAATGTAGTAGGTTCTATGAATATTATCAATGAATGCATAAAACATGAAGCAAAACTTATCTTTTTTAGTTCAATAGCTTGTTATGGAGATGCAGAACCACCGTTTACAGAAGAAACACAACCACAACCCATAGACCCATACGGTATAGCTAAATATGCCACAGAACTTGATATAATAGCAGCCAATAAAATGTTTGGTCTTGATTACATTATCTTTCGCCCATACAATATTTACGGGCCAAGACAACGACTCAACGATAAATATAGAAATGTTCTTGGTATTTTTATTAATCAAATTCTTTCTGATAAGCCATTGACCGTGTTCGGAGACGGCACTCAGACAAGAGCATTTTCATTTATAGGGGACATAGCCCCTAAAATAGCTCAATCTGCTTTTAAACCTGAAATGTATAATAAAACTTTTAACATAGGAGCAGAAAAGACATATTCTGTAAACGATATAGCAGAAATGGTAAAGCGTGCTATGGGGTCTCATCAACAAATAATGCATGTTAAAGCAAGAAATGAAGTGCATAATGCATATTGTTCTATTGATAAGATCAAGAAGCATTTTCCTTCTATAAATAAAACACAGATATGGGACGGAATTAACAAAATGGTTGAATGGGCAAATACTCAGGAAATTGAAGAATCGAAAGAATTTACGAACATAGAGGTATATAAAAATTTACCTACAATATGGAAATAAAAAGATTTTGTTTGGGAGATATTCATGGTGCATATAAAGCGCTAATGCAGGTTATTGAAAAATCAGGGATAGATTACGATAATGATTTATTAATAAGCTTGGGGGATGTAGCTGATGGATGGAGCCAAGTTCCTGAATGTTTTGAAGAACTTATGAAGTTTAAAAATCTAATTTATATTTTAGGAAATCATGATCGGTGGTTGCTGGATTATTTCAAAACTTATAATAAACCAAGAATATGGACGTCCCAAGGAGGAGAAGCCACTTTAAATGCTTATTATAGAGTACAAGATTCAAATTATGAACAAAAACATGAGAAATTTCTTGAGAATGCGAAACCTTATTATATAACAAAAGATAATAAATTGTTTGTTCATGGAGGTTTTTCTTTAGTGAAGGATATTTCTAAGCAATCTATATATGATTTAACATGGGACAGAGATTTATTTTGGTCTTATCTATTTTCTCCTATTTTTGAGGTAAAAGATTATGATGAAATTTATATTGGTCACACAACAACATCAAGAACTAAAAGTGATTTAAGTCCTGTACATATTCGTAATTTATGGAATATTGATCAAGGTGCTGGATGGGAAGGGAAATTAACCTTAATAAATATAGATACTAAAGAATTTTGGCAAAGTGATTTGGTTAAAAATTTGTACCCAGATGAAAAGGGAAGATAAAATAGCCCTTGTAGCTGTAAATTGCGATTGTCCAGATGATGCTGTAGCAGCACTCAGATATTCATCAAAAGATATAAATTTTGGGAGGATTGTTCTTTTATCAAGCACAGACAGAGTATATGAGGGGGTGGAAAAGATAGCGATTCCGCACCTCTCCTCTGTCCTGATGTACAACAATTTTATGCTTAACTTAATAGAGTATATAGATAATGATTATGTGCTTGTCATCCAGTCAGATGGATATGTTGTGAACCCAGATATGTGGACAGATGAGTTTTTGAAGTATGATTATATTGGAGCCCCTTGGCCGGATGATGAAGAGTGGATACAAGATCAGTCACCAGATAAACGAGATATTATACGAAAAGCAATTTCTAAAAACAGAATAGGCAACGGGGGGTTTTCTCTGAGAAGTAGAAAGTTCCTTGAATATTCCAATCAATTCATTACATGTGGGTATTTGGGGGAAGACATCTTTCTGACGGCAATAAATTATGAAAAATGTATGGAATATCAAATAAAATTTCCACCATTAGACCTCGCATACAGATTTTCTTACGAAAACAGATGTAGTGAATTTGGGGATGATTACAGAGAACCCTTCTATTTTGACGTGAATAAACATTTTGGATTTCATCATTGCAACTTTATAAACGGAAACGAAATATTAAATCTTAAAAATAATGAAAAAAGCAACAGAAGAAACAAGGCTTATTGATCGTCTTCATGAAAAAAACGCAAAATTAGAAAATGAAAATGAAAAGTTAAAAGAATTAAATTACAAATTAGAACATCCACTAAAATATAAAGAAGGACAAATTATTGGGCATTTTAAAATTAGGAATGGTAGTGTTTGTAATGATTATGGTTTATACAATTATTATAATGGATATGATTATCTCGATGGAAGAGAAAAACAAATTTCAGAAGAAGAATTAGAAAAAAGAGAACAACGAATTAAATATCTTTATAAAAATAATTTGTCTTTTTTATTAAAAATAATAAACAATGAAATATAAAGTAATCACAGATAATCTTGATTGGTATGGTATACAAGAATTTGCAATAATTACCTTTAAAGATAATTTAGATATAGTAATTGACAATCCATTTATAGATAAAAAATATAGAAGATATTGTATATTGGAAGATGATAAATTCAAAATAAAATTATTATTAAACCAACATCCATCATGGTTTGAAAAGATAGAAGAGGATAAATTCGAATTAGAAGAAAAGGAATGGAAAGATTTTACTAAATCGATTAATTTCATGTTAGTCGGCGGTAATGATTATGGCCCGAGATTAATAGAAAAACAACCAACTTTAAAGACAGAAGATGGTAAAGAACTTTGTGATGGACAAGTTTTCTATTGTTTAGATACAAATAATATTGATAATGATATAATGCAAAGTGTATTTTTTTCAAGATTGCCACGTTATTCTAATAATTATAAAATATTCTCATCAAAAGAAAAAGCTGAACAATATATAAAAGAGAATAAACCTCAATTTAATAAAAAGGACATGATTGAGTTTGCTGAATATTTTAGTGATAATTATAATCATGCAGATTGCAACCCCGCATATCCACTTGCAAAATGGCTAAGAAAAAGAAAGAAATGAAACAAAATGAATTTAAGGATGTCCCCATAAGCCAATGGGAGGAAGGGCAAATAAAAGAACACGCTTATCATAAATGGGAAATAAAATGATAGAAAGAAGTAAATGGGAATTAGGACAAATAGAGGAACGTAGACATCATATCTTTGACGAGATAGAAGGAAGAAAACACTACAAAAATTCTTACAGAAACTACTTCCACTACCTACAAATAAATCCAGACCTGCAGGAGAAGGACATAATAGAGATAGGACCAGCAGATTTTTCTGCCTTAGATTACTGTCATAACCACGGTAACTGCTACATAATAGAACCCATGCCATCATCATTACTACGAAACACATGTGATAAAGCCGGATTCACTCTATTAACAAAACCAGCAGAAGAAATAGACTTTCCTAAAGTAGATGAGGTGTGGTTAATGAACGTTCTTCAACACGTGTTAGACCCTAACATCATTATTGACAAGGCAAAAAAAGCTTCTAAAATAATTCGTTTCTTTGAACCAATAGAAGCCGGAAAAGATAAAGCTCATCACCATGAATTTACTATGGGCTTCTTTATAGGACATTTCGGAGATTGTGTTCAATATTATGAGGCAGGACAAGGGATACATGACTTTCATACTCATCAATGTAGCTACGGGATATGGACAAAATAATTAGATCGTGGCATGATGGACTTGGTGATAGCTTACAGCACAGTACTTTACCATCATTATTCCACCAACAGGGATACGATGTGTACATAAGTGCAGAGACTCCATGCAGTGATGAAGTATATGAGTTGGTGTGGGGGTTAAGTCCATTTGTTAAAGGTAAGATGGATAAACCCGGAAACTGTGGAGAAATAATAGGACGTGAACCAAAGAACGTATGTGGATCCTTTATTGGCAATTGGGAGATTGCAAATTTTTTACCTTATACAAATGATTATCCGATAATATATTATCAACCTGTCCTTTGCCCAGAACTATCCGATATCACACTCGTAGACATGTCATGTAAAACAAGTAAAAGAGAAGGAGACTATGATGAGAATGTTTTACAAGAATACTTGGATAAGCAGGGGGGGGGAGGTTTAGTGCAGATAGTAGGAGAAAAGATATGCAGTGACAGAATATACGTAAATGATACTATCACGGTAAACAATATATATGAGTTATGTAATTACATATCTTCATGCAAGAGGTATATATGTCTTAATTCTGGTGGACATTCATTAGCATCTGCCCTGAAAAGAAACAAACACATTAACGTAGATTGTTTAGTCACTGATAACGCAAGATTTAGGTCTATGTATGAACGCAAGAACTTTTTTTATCCTAATATTAATTATGTATGGTTATATGACACAAACAAACAAAGATAATTTATACCCTGTGGCTTCCTCAGAGGACGCTGAGGGCGATATAATATAAAAGACAACAAAAACCTTAACTTTGAATCTAAAGCTGTCACAAACGCTCATATGAGCCTTAAAACACACATATATGATTAAAATAGCTGACATACCAATATTCGTTGTTAATCTTCCTCATCGTACAGATAGGTTAAACGACATGAAAACCAAACTAGATAATCTTGGACTAACGTTTACCAGGTGGGAAGCTACAGATGGTAGAACCCTCGAAGTACCGGAAGACAGTAGGAAATATGGAGAACGTAACGCACAAGGAATATTAGGGTGCTTAATGTCTCATGTAAGCCTCATCAAACATGCTAAGGAAAAACAATACAAGTATATTGTTGTTCTTGAGGATGATATAGTGTTAGCTGAGGACTTCGTAGAAAGAGTGAATTCCGTGGACAGAGGTTTTGACATGTTATATCTTGGTGGACATTTTGAATTTCCAGACAAAGACATAACGCCCACAGACAATCCATACGTTTATAAAGCCAATCAAATTTCTGGCACATATGCTTATATTATTGCCGATAATTTATATGACTATATCATTGAAAACGCAACATACACTTATGGGATTGACGAGTTCTATGCTTTGAAGGTACATCCTGTATTTAATTGTTTAGCACTTATTCCTTGGCCAGTAGATCATATGGCAGGATACAGCGATGTGGCGTTTAATGATGTTGACTATCATTTAGCTCATAAATATTTTAAGAATAAACTGGATTAGGATAATTCTACTATACATTTTATGGAATATATCACATTCAAAAAATTAAATACATATGGTCGATTGGCTAACAATATGCTAGAGGCCGCATGTGTTATTGGCCAAGCTTATAAATATAAATCCAAACCAGCCATTATAACAGATTGGAAATATAGATATCAATTAAATTTACCAGAAGAATTTTACAAAGACGTAACTCCTGATGTAGAAATAATAGAAAAATATTTTCATTATGACCCTGCCTTATTAGATAATATTAATGTAGGTGTGGTTAATTTAACTGGAACTTTTCAATCATATAAGTATTGGGAAAATATTAAAGAAGATATACGCAAATGGTTTAAGCCCAAGTCTGCAGATTATCTTGGAGACAACACTGTTGCTATTCACATAAGGAGAGGAGACTACATAAACAATCCAAACTACATAAACCTCCCCCCAGAATACTACCTATCAGCCATAGTAAAATACTTTAACGATCCCAAATACAAGTTTTACATTTGCACAGACGATGTAGAATATGCTAAGATTCACTTTAAGGGGAAACAATACATAATAGAAGAAAGAACGCCAATGCAAGATATAGCTATTATGGCTGGGTGTGAGAATCATATATTGGCTAATAGCAGTTTCTCTTGGTGGGGTGCTTTCCTGGCTAACAGTAAGAAATGCATCAGACCTCCAAAGATATTCTCAGGTCCACTAGCCAAAACACATAACGAAAAAGACTTCTGGGAACCGGAATGGATATGCCATGATGATTATAAAACAGATCTGAAAGATACAACATTCATTATTCCTGTACGATACGACCATATGGACAGGCGTGAGAACCTTAAAATATCTATTAACTTTTTAAGGAAATGCTTCGACACTAACATAATCATAGGAGAACAGCATACCCGTAAATTCAAAGACTATGGAGACAAGTACGTAAGATTTCCGTACAAGGAGTTCCATAGGACAAAGATGTTAAACAGAATGACAAGTTTAGCCAACACACCATACATTGTTAACTGGGACGCTGATGTTCTGACATCTCCTTTTGACCTGTACGAAATGGTTAAAATGCTAAGAAATGGGTATGACTTTGTTTATCCTTACAATGGAGCCTTCTTAAGAGTAGGAGACGGAGTATATGCCAGGAATAGAAAATATATTGATATGGTTAAGTGTGGGGATGTGGGGGTGTTATCCGGGATAGACTTTGTTGGTAAAGATGATAAAAGCGTGGGTGGAGCCATTGGGTACAACAAGAAATCATTTATATCTGCAGGTGGAGAGAACGAAATGTTTATAGCGTATGCTCCAGAAGATGCAGAAAGGTATGATAGATTTAGAAGATTAGGGTATAAAGTAGGAAGAACAAAAGGAGGATTATATCATCTCAATCACCACTGCACATCAATAAGCACAATATTCAATCCTTTTTTCCAACAGGGGAAGCAAGAACTAAAACACATAAAAACACTAAGTAAAAAACAACTGCAAGACAGGGTTAAGTTTGAAAAGCGTAAAGTAGTGTTCCTTTGCTATGCAGACGATAATTATAAACCACAACAAGATAAACTCATAAACAGGGTAACTACTTCGGGCATGGTTGATAAAACATATCAAATTACAAGATCACACCTCACTGCCTCAGAGTTTTACAAGAAGTATGCTTCAATATTGAATAAGAAAAGGGGTGGTGGATACTGGCTGTGGAAGCCTTACTTCATCATAGCTACACTTAACACCATGGATGATGGTGACATATTACTTTACATGGATAGTGGGGATATAATAAGCGGAGATTACAGGGACTTTTTACTGCAAAAAATGCAGGGATTAGATATACTCCTGACTGATGGATGTCATCCAAACATTACATACACTAAGAAGTTGTGTTTTGAGAAGATGGATTGCATGGAGAAGAAATACTTTGACCAACCACAGATGGAGGCTGGTATAATTGTGTGTAAGAAGTCTGAAAGGACAATGTGGATAATGACAGAATGGCTTGAATGGTGTGCATATAATGGTGGTGAGATATTAATGGACCAACCAAATCCTGAATTCCACAAAGGGTTCATAGATCATAGGCACGATCAAAGCATACTGACTAACTTAAAAGTAAAATACAATCTATACTCTTCAGCAGAAATAAGGGAGTATGTAACATGCAACACAGAATACAAAGACTTATCAGATGTATCTGTTACATTCCTTATACCACTGTTCTATGATGGTGCTATGCGAAAGAAGAATTTAGACACGGTAATAAACTATTTGGAGTCTACGGCATACTCAGATATAATTATTGGAGAACAGTTACAAAGGGGAAAAGGATATTTCGAATATCTAAAAGACAAATGTACTTATATGGAGTTTGACATACCTGATTTTCACAGGACTAAAATGTTAAATGAAATGGCTAAAGCTTCTGGAAGCGACATAATAGTAGTATGTGACGCTGACGTTATAATTCCTGAACAGCAACTGGAAGACGCCATAGAAACCATATCTATAAACAAAGCAGACGTAGTATATCCATTCGATGAATTTGTAAAGATGGATAAAAATGATTCTACCATGATGAAGAAGGATTTTAGTTTTAGATCTGGGCAGTCGTCAGTTAAGAGCCTGGGAGGAATGATACTCTTTAACAGGTTAAAGTATTTAGAGGCCGGAGGGGAAAATGAACTTTTCATGTCGTGGGGGCTTGAGGACATAGAACTTTACCACCGCTTCAAAGAGTTAGGATACATCATACATACTATTCCTGGTAAGCTATACCATTTATGGCATTATCAGGGTGTTAACAGCTCTAAATTTCATCCTCATTATCAAAAAAATGTAGAAGAATACGAGAAGTCTGTTAAGATGAATAAAGAACAATTATTAGAATATATAGAACAATGGAAATAAAAAATATACTTGAATTATTCGCTGGAAATAGATCAATTGGGAATGTGGCAGATTCTTATGGGATGAATGTTTTTTCTGTAGACTGGGAATCATTACCAAAAATAAATCTTGTAAAAGATATTGAAAAATTAAAAATATCAGATATTCCCTTTATCCCAGATTTAATATGGGCATCTCCAGATTGTACAACATATTCTATAGCTGGTTTAAGAGCGCATAGAAACGGAATAAATCCAAAATCTGAATATGCTAAAAAATGTGATTTGGTTAATATCCATTTTATTAGTTTAATTAAAAAATGGTTAAAAATAAATCCTAATATGGTATTTTTTATAGAAAATCCAAGAGGAATGTATCGTAAAATGCCATTTATACAAAAATTTAATAGATATACAGTATGGTATTGTCAATATGGGGACACGAGAGCTAAACCTACAGATATTTTTACTAATTCAAAAACTTGGATTCCTAGACCCGAATGTCATAACGGAAATAAAAATTGCCATCATACACCAGCACCACGTGGTTCAAAAACTGGAGTTCAAGCTAAAATGTCATCTCTTGATAGGGGAAGAATACCAGTTGAATTATGTAAAGAAATTATTCTTTCGTGTATATGAAAACCACTTAATTTTTAAGTTTTTATCTTTGTAGAAGTATTAACCAAAAACATCTATAAAGATATGAACTCAGCATTAGTCCTTGTTAATGTAGTCGAGAGAGACGGGCAGGAGTTTGAAAAACAACTTCTCATTAACAACAACAACGTGCGTAACTTCCACGCACATCCGGTAGACACAAATTACACCGTAGTTACCTATGATTTACGGAGAGACAGACGAGAAAACCCACAACACACTACGTACAAGATCGCACATACAGTAGCAGAATTTGAATGGTTACTCAGAGAAGAAGCCAACGAACCGGTTATTCCTCTGTATGTAAATACAAGAGGCCACAAGTTCAGAATGAAAAACATAGTCAACAGGGTAGAATACATAAATGTAGATTCTTTTGTTTTGGCTTATGATAACGCAGATGGTTTAAGTGCTAAAGTATGGGTAGACGAAGGGGCATTTAACATTCTTGTCCTTGACGTGGCTCACACGATTAACGAAATAAACAGGAGAGAATCTACTTCTTACAGTTATTCCGAATCTGGAATTTAATTGCTTTGAAGATAAAAAATAAAATCCGCAGGATATGCGGATTTTTTTTGTTTAGAATTTGGATGTTATTTCGGTAATTTCAACAAGCTGGTCTTCTTTGAATTTCCACATTCTGCATTCTCCGTGTATGAACCAAGTACAAGTAATATCTTCCCCGCTTACATCACCAACGGTCATTATAGATCCTCCAGACTTTAGTCTTACCAAGTCTCCTGTTTTGAATTTATTGTCCTTGTCCATGATAAAGTTTTTTGTATAATTTAGAATGTTTGTTTTTGCTTGTTTTTGTTTTTGAGTGTATTCCTTTTCTGTTTTTCTTTGTTTTTGGAATGCGTTTAAAGATAGAGTGTTGTTTCATATATAAATTAACTTAATTCCCTACCAGTGAGAGAAAAATATAGATTTTGGAGTTGATGAACATATTTTATGCGAATACTTGGTGGAGCATTAACCCCTTTTATATCAATAAAAAAAACATATCCGCTTTTATAGGATGGGTGTTTTTCGATTTGATACCACCACTTATTATTTTCCCGACTATATATTTTATATTCCCTGAATTTATTAAACCCAAATTTTAATAACCATTCTTCTTTTAATAAAACAGGATCTATCATATTTATGTGTAAAGGACCGACAAAGTTATCTAAAAATACAATCGGTTTTTTGTCTGTGTTTTCAATAAAACTTAACCAATGTAAATTATCCTCATTTGGATTTATTATAGATTGTATTTTATCTATATACCCATCAAAATCTTTTATATAATTTCCTATTCTTAGTTCTCGTATGTTTAATCTCCGTTTCATTTCCTTTTGTTCCAGAGTTCTAATGCCGTTTTCTGGCCAAAACAATTAGGCCCTTCAGCCTCACAATCTTCACACATAACACATATTTCCTTATCATTGTAATCTTTTAATGTGTAAAGATTAGTCCCGCCACAAAAAGGGCATGGTTTTAATTTCTGTTCATCAGGCATGATTATTATTTTTTATGTAAAAATAAATAATATTTTTTACAAAAACTATTGTTTATTTAAAAAAGTTTTGTAAATTTGAATAATGAATCTAGTTGTTCTTTGAATGTATGCGGTGGCGGAAGTACAAATAGTGGTTAAACGCTGGCTGTGGAAAGACACAAAGTAGACTGAGATGTCGGTATACTCCAAGAGGAGGAATCTTCTAATACAGGTTAGTAATAGAAAATGAACTATTATGAGGATGGGTGTGTAAGTTTTTTCAACATGGTTTTGACTGTCAAACTCACGTGCAAGTTCGAATCTTGCCCGCATACATTCTTTTAAGAATTAAAAACATGAAAAAAATATTAATATATCCGTTAAAATTTATAGCTAACTTATTTTTATTTATTTCCAGAATATTAGAATATATAGGAGTTCGATTGAGTTGGTTTATAAATAATTTAAATGATTGAAAATGGTTTGTGGTTTTCTTACTGCAAACAACTCAGAATTAAATTAACTTAAAATAAAATGAAAATAGCAGAAGCGATAATTCAAAAACGAATGATTCATGAATATACCAAAACTACATTTCACGCCACTTATAAAGGGCATGATATATATATAACAAGTGAACATGGACACGGCAAGCCGAAACACAACAATTTAACTAGATATGACATTGAAGTGCGTATAGCAGATAGTGGTTTTATGGATGTAAACACATGGGGAGATTTTAACACTATGCACGATGCTATTCGGTATGCTTTACAGGGCGCTTGCTTAACAGCTTAAACACTATAACTATATTAAATTAACTTAAAATATTGTGTGATGGAAATAGAGACAAATAAACAAAACAACACCGAAACCCAAATGAGTTATAATACGGTGTTAGCACCCGTTGATGATATTAATTCTGAGTGTTATGGGTGCGAGGCCGGAATGTGTGATATATGTTCACATAGAGATAATTGGGCTGATTGGCAAAACGCTAATTATGAATCAACAAGTAACGATGAAGAAGAAATAAAAAACCCTGAAATAGTTAATAAAGAGATATTAGTATGTGATTTGAAATGCGGTTGGCAATACGATAATCCGAGCGAATGGCATCATTACGAAAGAGCTACAAATGGTAATTTATGTAAGACCTGTGGAAGATGTTCTGCATTTTGCCATACAGAAACTGTGCATGTGCTTTTCACTGGGTGCTAATTACTTTACATAAACAATTCAAAATCACTATTTGCTTTTAATAAAAATATATATCTTTGTATTGATCCGTGTAAAAACTGGGTTTTATGCGGAGGTAGGCTGGCAATAGTCAGTCGGGTGTTCTGGTCTATTCCGATGGTCGCTAAGGCTTCATGCCTTAGTAAATAGAGCCGCCAAAGCGTCAAAAGAACCATAACGAACACTTTTTTATTAATCTTTAAAAAGGAGGTAATCATGACATAGTAATCAACATTCAATGTCGTGAAAAATGTACAAAGGAAAAAAGGTGGAGATAAAAAACACGGTCGAAACAAAAGAGGAGTAGATCAAGCCACCAGCCTCTACGCAAGAGGCAAAATTTCATTCGAACAGTATGAAAAATTGAAGAAACAGGGGGAATAACCCTGTTTTTTATTTGTATTTATTGTTTATTTGGTTTAAATTTGTTTAATAATTAAATTTTAAAACAATGGCAACAATATCAGAAAGCGAAGCAAAAAGAAAAACTATTTTGAATGAATTCTTAACAACAAGCAATTCATTATTGGATGAAATAAAAGCAAAAAATGATTCTATAGAAAACAGAATTTTTAGAATTAGTGGTGAAAGGCAAAGCTGGAACAAGCTTAACGAAGACACGGAGAAAAAACAAGAACCAAACTTCTTTAAAGATCGTCTTTCCATTTTACTTGATCGTATTCGTGAGTTAAATACTCAAGCTGATTGTATTTTAAATAAATTAATGGAAATTGCTTGATTGAATAGAGAAAAATTTGAATATTTATGTATAAATCGTTCAGAGATCAATATAAGGAATGTGTGAGAAATGGTGTTGCTGTTCGGGGAGAAGACAATTGTATGCATTGTGAAAAATACAATTGTGTTTGTAAGTCATCTGTTTGTAAGGGGGAGAGAATTTATCATCCATTTGTAATGAATTAGAAATATGCACTTTTTATGATATATTCTGAAATATGCTTTATTCCTGATATATTGAACATCAATATAATAACGCTAATTTGCACGATAACATATATAACGCTATTGTGCATATACGAAAAAAGACAAAAAGCAAATAAAGTAAAATATATTTTACATTTAAGGCATATTTAGGAAAAAGCATTTTACATTGATTATATAACTTAAAATATTGTGTGATGGCTAAAACTTATGAAGTATTTACAACAAAATATAGTAAAATAATACAGGCTATAACCCCAGGAGGGGCAGAAGATAATTTTTGGCAAAACGAAAAAAATGAAAGCATTGAAATAATTGCCATAATAGAAGTAGAGCGCGGGAAAGAATTTATCTCAAAACCCTCAAATTATGCTATATTTGATTTTAGCAAACGTTATCGGTTCACAATACAGGATGTTGATACAAATGAAATTCTAATCATTGATGAGGACACAGAACGAAAAGCATTCAGAAAAGCAATTAGATTTTTTGATGAAAAGAAATTAAAAGATAGAGAACTACATATAATTAGTAAAATAGATAATATAACTAACTACTTTACATAAACAATTCATAACATATCCCACTTGACAAGCAAAACAAAAAAGAACAATATAAATAGAATATAATTATGACAAATAAAGAATATTTTATACAGGAAATGAAAATGACAGATAAACAAATAGAAAGGGTTTGGGATTTTTACCAAGAAAATGTTAGATGTAAAGATCCTGACGTTGTTTGCCCTATGAGGTCATTTTCTGTTGAATACCAATTTAGTACAGTAGGAACTGCCAAGATTGCAAAGTTTGATGATAAAACATTTTGGATAGATGAAGAAGAATGTAATCCGTAGCATTACGCCTAACTACTTTACATTAAGAATTCATAACATATTCCATTTGACTGGCAAAATAAAACTAACTCCTATTTCTAATAATATACAAAAAACAATATAAAAAGCAACAAACCTAATATTATAATGGCAAAAGTATTAATAGCATGTGAATTTTCAGGTCGTATTCGTGAGGAATTTAAAAAAAGAGGACATAATGCATGGTCTTGTGATTTTTTAGATACTGAAATCCCAGGAAAGCATATTAAAGCTGATTTCAGATCAGTAATACAAGACACATGGGATTTTATAGGATTTCATTATGAATGCAGGGTTATGGCTAATTGTGGCGTCAGATGGTTATATGAAAAAGAGGGAAGATGGGATGAATTAGAAGAAGCAACTAGTATATTTAATTTAACAATAAATGATCCGCGTCCCGGTTATTCAGAAAATCCTATTCAGCACAAACATACTAAACAAAGAATTACACGCGAACAAGACCAAGTTATCCAACCCTGGTGGTTTGGTGATCCTTATTTCAAAGCTACCTGTTTATGGTTGAGGGGTATTCCTGAACTTTTACCAACGAATAAATTAAATCCTCCCGAAAAAGGAACTGATGAATACAAAGAATGGTCAATGGTATATTATGCCACACCAAGCCTAGATAGATGGAAAGTAAGATCGAGGACTTTCCCCGGAATTGCAGAAGCAATAGCAAATCAATGGGGGAAATTATTATGACAAATAAAGAAAGACAAAAAGCAAAGAAAGTTGACCCAAATTTTCATTTATATGAAGGTGAATGTATTAGGTGTGGAGTGCAAACAAAATACCTGTCCAAAGAAAATGATTTATGCTTCGGATGTGATCAGGAAGATTTAGAATTTGAAGAGCGTAGAAATGTACTGCCTTATGAAATTGGAGACGAGGAAGCTGAATTTAGGCACGAAAAATCAATACAAGGATGGAATGATGATATGGATGAGGAAATTTGGAATAAACATTTTCGGTTTAAATAGTGCGTTAGTAAATGACGCTAACTACTTTGTATTAATAACTCAAATGTGTACAAAGAAAAGGGTGGGGAAGGAGGGGAATTGGTGGTCTAAGTGATGGAGTATTGGTGGGAGGGGTAGAGCTTCCAAATAATATGTAATTATACGGGGGTATCACCCCACCGGGAAAGCCCAATTTTGCTAACCACCCCCCGTCGATCCGGCACATTCGCACACCCAGGTACATTAATGAGATCTGCATAACCGCAAACATCATAATACACCAAAAGGTCACACAGGATCATAACATTTCATCCTTATTATGCTGTCCTAATCAAAGGCAACAGACCTATCAAAATTAATAGTGAATATGGCTGTTATGAGACCGCTGACGCACGATCTCAAGGTGAGTGGTATAGAGGTATCACTTGAGGGGTAAAACTGTGTGAGGCTTTGTTTTGATATAATGTGCTGTATGGTGTTGGTGGTCCTGTGTTGGGTGTGTTTTGAGCTGGTCTATTTAACATAATACAAGTTATCAGACTAAACTTCTGTAACGCAAGCAGGATAAGAGTATGGAGTTATCTATATATGTTAAGATGTATACCGTTAGGTTGTTCTGCGTGTATAAACCTTGGCTTGTTTCGGTAAATATAAGGAGAATAAAAGTAAAAAGCAAGGAGTTGTTCGTAAAAATACGAACAGTAAATTATTTGCATAAATCAGCACCCCAAACCCCTTATTTATTCCCCACCTTTTCTTTATTCATTTCCTCCCCTCATTCCCCAACCCACTCTTTTCATACTCCTCCTTACTTCACCTTCACTCCTTTCCTGGTTCTTTAATCCTCACTATTCAACCCCCTTCGGGGGTTTACCACAACTTTACACTTCAAAACTTTATATATTATTGTTGTGTTTGTTATAGTATTAGTAGTACACGTCAAGAATGAGATGTCAAGATTTTACTGTTGTAAGTCATTGTTATAATGTAAGTTATAGAATGAATGTTTTAGAGTTCTTTTTTCCTTGGTTTGCTGTCAGTATAACTTGTCCGCTTAGATAATTTTACTCGTAGCAAACACACTCTTATAGAATGTCTTGTTTTTACCAGTAAAAACTGGACAAAAAATATATTAATTATTTTGTAGTTTAAAATATTTGTTTTATATTTGTTATGTTCTTTGAAAGTATAATGAATTCGATTAGTTCGTCAATACTTTTTACAAATCAAATAAGATAGATATAATTTTAACTTAAAATTAAAACAATGACTGAAAAAGATTTATCAAAAGCTCTTAGTCTTTCAGATTCAATAAAAGAACTTTCACAGAAAATTAATTTATTGAAATCTGATAATTATCATATTACCTTTGGGATTAACGACAACACAAATCCCGGAATACATTCATATATTCATCTGAAAAATGATGAAGATATAAAAACTGAAATATTAGATCAAATGACCGCCGAACTTTATGAAATGCAAAAAGAATTCGCAAAATTATAAACCGCTGATATGAACTACAAAGCCGAGATCCGGAAAACTAAATCTACGGCGTATACTCAAAAGAAAGAGGATTACGAAGAACATTAAAGCCAGACTAATTATCTGGCTTTTCTTATTATATCTAAAATGTGAAATTTAGGCTCACTTACTCATTATGAAGGTGAATATATCAAAATAAGCTCATTTTAAAGCCCTCTGTTGCACGATCTCGTACCGAGTAATACAAAACCCTCACTCAGCCCAAAAACACCCAAAATGCACATAAAGGCCATTTTTAGCCATTCTAACGAACGATCTCAAAATAATTCACTTTTTACTTGACTTTTGGGGGTTCATTGTTGTATATTTGATTATTGATTCATTACTCACTTAATACTTACGACAAATGAAAGCAAAATTAATTAAATTAACAGGATATCTGGGGGCTATAAGCGGAATATTATTTATATTAATGATATTAATAGCTCCTGCCTTAACCTTCATCCCTTCTGAAATTATATTACCTATATTTTATGGTATTACTTTAACTATGGTCTTCTTTGGTGGATTTTGGTTATATGTTGAATTAAAATAATTGCAGGCATACTGACGAGGCCTGAATGGTCGAAACCCCGGAAGGGGTCTATGTCAAACTAACGCTTACGACAATGAAAACTTATAAATCACTTAGAAACATGGAATTTAAACACGTATTATCCTGTGCTTTAGATAACCAAACAAATCAAACAAAATTTATTCAATTATGGCGGTTTATTGCTGATTTTGAACATGACGCATTATGGGAATGGCTTAAGAAGAGAAATTTTACAAAAAATCTTAAGTATGTTGTTGAAACCTTGAAAGATATTGAAATATTAACATAAATCCCTGCCTTCATCCTGTCGTAAGTAATGGCAGGGTTGCCCCTACTCCCCCAGGTTTAGGGGTTTTGGCAGTAGAAAAAGGAATGTTTTACTAAAATCTAATACAATGAAAATAAAATTAGAACATATTTACTTAAATGTTTATACGCCAACATTTGTAAATGATGATAATGAATTTTGGGCTCCTCATTTAATGTCGGTTGTCAAATCAACAAATAATAAATGGGTGTGTGTTTGTGAACAATTCGATAAAAAAAAGAAAATATTTGCACCTACATTAAAAGAATTAAAAACTAAAATGATTAATTCATTTTCTGAACATTTTGTCAAACACGGGACTATTTATAAAAATCATGAATAAAAGACAAGCTAAAATAGAGGCATTACAAATTGCCAGCACGGTAATTAACGAATTGATTGGAAGTGATTGTACAGAGTCTTATAAAATTAAAAATGAATTGTCTATAATTTCCAGTCAATTATATAAAAGAGCAGGTGAGTTAAAAAAAAAATAACAAATAATTAAAATCTAATATTATGAAAAAGGAAATTGACTATAAAAACACACTAACAAATGAGCAGTTTATTGCTTTAAGTTGGTTGGCTTATTATGTGAGGCTGGAACATTCTAATAAAGATTATCATAGAGGGGCGGAAAATGCTATTTATGGAGTTTGTGAATCTCTGAATATTCCTTTTAAATATCTATGGAATGTACAACATGAAAAGCATGCAAAAGGCTTAATTAATTACAACAAAACAGCTTATATTGAATATTGGAATTATTAAAATTATATTCGCATAAAATGAAAACAACAAAATTAAAAGAATTAAGAGAGCACGCGCTGGAAACATATAAAGAAATGTCAAAAGTGTCATGTATGCATAATTCATTTATTATTGAATGTATTCAAAAACATGAACCAGAAGGATTTATAATTGAAAAATTTTTACAATGGGGAATTGAGAATGATTTAATATTCTTTGATAAGCTATTATATTCTCCTGAAGATATTAACGTTACTATGGATATAGCAGAAAAATTAATTATTAAATATTTAACAGAAGGATAAACACATATTAACACTATATTATTATGAAACCACAAACAATTTACAAAATTGGAACTTACAAAAATGGACAGCAAATAGCTAAAGAAGTTTTTGCAAGTGAAAATCTGGAAGAGGTCAAAGACGAATTTATCCGTATGTGGAAAGCTACAAACTTTGACCCTGAAGGCATTGATATGCAAGCAGACAATGCAGAACAGGCATGGTACTACAAACATTTTCAGGAAGACACTAATAATGTTGCTGTTTTCGAAGTAGAAGAAAACGAAGCATTACATACTAATTATACTTATCAAGGATGTGTATCAAAAATGATGTAATTCTACAATACAATGAAAACACAAATTAATATTTTTAAATGTAGTTGCGGGGCAATTACTATATTTTATCAAAATGAAAAAGGAGAGGAAGTCCAAAACTCTATGCCTGTTAAATTATTTAAAAAATATTTCCCTACCATGAAAGTTCCTGAAGAAAATAATTGGGATAACTGCAATTATTGTGTTAATAATTGGGGAATTGATCTTTGTGCTTGTGGTAGTGGTGAAAAATTCAATAAATGTAAAGAAGGGTTCCCGGAATGTGGAACACCAATGCAAGAATTAAATGTGAAACAATTAACTTCTATTAAATTTTAAATCATGCAAGTAGAAAATCGTATACTTTATTTACAATGGGAGTTATTAACTATTAAAAGAAAAATTAATAGTAAAATAAGAAAACTCCCTGATAATTCGAAAATTAAACGAATTAGTATGCACCCTAATTGTTTTATTATAAACTCATCAACGATAATGAGTGATAAAAATAAAAATATGTCTCCTTATTATTACGATTTTAAATGTCAATATAAAGAAATTGTAAATAAATTAAAAGCCAGTAATCCGTTTGATTTGTACAAAGTTTTAAATAAAATGATTATTGAAAAATCATTTCATGTTTATGCTGGCCATAATATTCATAATAGGTCTTGTGTTAGACTGGTTATTTTACATGAGAAAGTTGTTGAATATTTAAAAACATTAATTTGATTTATTATGAAAACACCCTTACAAAAACAAACTAACATTTTAGCAGCTATCGTCTTTACGCTTGCTATTGCGATTACTACGATCTTATGTATTTTTATACCTATTGGTTGGTAAATTATTAACTTAAATTATAATGCTATGAGTACAAGAGCTAATATTATTATCGAATCAAAGGAATTTGCTATACCAAAAAAACTTTATTTTTATCGCCATTCTGATGGATACCCCGAAGGGGTAAAACCAACCCTTGATTTATTTGTGAGTTGGCTTAAGAAGGATATTATTCGTAATAATATCCCTCAATCTTCCGGTTGGTTAATTCTTTTAGGCACTATGGAGTATGATACAATACCTAAGTATGCGACCGATCAAGGTTACCTGAAAGACACAGACACAATAGAATCTCCTAAAGACTGGAAATGTGGTGCTTATGAACCAACTACAGGGTTACATGGAGATATTGAACATCTCTATGTTATTGATTTAGATAAAAAAGAATGGAGAGAAGAACATAATTGGGATAAATATCGGTAATCTTCAGCCAGCATGAAGGCAACCCCAAAATAATAAGGGGTAACAGATCGTTTCTGTTTGCTGGCACAATACATTATTAACTAAAACTTTAATATTATGAATAACCACGTATTAAATGATGGAACAGTTTTACAAACTGGTTCACATTACTTTGTGAAACATATTAATTCTAAAAAATCAGTTCATAGAATATATAAATATTCAGAACGAAGATTTGGAAACATTTTATGTTTTGTTTTTTCTTCTAAAACCAACCACAAAACAAACCTTATAAAAAAAACAGATGGTTACTATTGGCAAGGGGAAAACATACCGAATTCTGAGATTTCTATTCCTTATTATGATTTAATTTCATGTAAATTTATAAAAATATAATGAAAATCTGGACTAAATATGACTATCTATGCGCGGCTATTTGTATAGCTGCATTGATTTATTTCTCTGTTAGAATAATGATAACCTTAAAATATGGAATATGAAAACACAAATCGAAACAGATGTATGTTTTTATTGTGGTGCAAGTAAAGGAATCCACCAATACGAAACAATGAAATGTCCATTACACGGAATAGAAGAAACAAGATTTGATAAACTTTCCGGTAAATTCTATCCGCAAAAATGGGAAGAAACAACTTTTAAAGATAGTGGGATTGAAAATATTGAAACTGAATCTATTGCAATATTTAATCAAACTAATCTAACTCCCCGCCAATTACTGGAACAAAGGAATGAATTGTTAAGGGCATTACAAAGATTTATCAAATTTGCTGACAATCTGAAATTAGAATATGAAAGCTCAATGATAAGAGAAGCTAAAGAAACAATCAAAAAAGCCACAGAATAAATCTATAATAACGCCATGACGTACACTATAGAAAAACACGGACAATTATACATCTGCGAGAAAACTGACCTCTCCCTTTTGTTAAGCAAACAGGAAATTAACCTGGTCCTTAAAAGATCTTATAAAGGTTTAAACACAAATTTTGTATAAAATGATACTATTCACTCTAATACTTATATTTATTGTTCTCTATGCAGGATATAAGGAGATGAGGCCAACAAATAGGAATGTCAGGTCAAAAAAAGTTAACTAATATTTGTTTATTACAAAAACATTTTATAATATTGTTTAATTCTTAATTTTAATATAATGAAAACATTAACAGTAAATTGGCTTAAAAAACAAAGAGCTTGTGAGGAAGCGATCCAATGGTTCAAAAATCAACCCCTGAAAAACCCAATTGATATTATCAATCATTTTATTAAAACCAAAGAACATTTGGATTGGGGGAATTGGTTAATTGTGAGATTAATGACTCATAAAGATAAAATAAGATATGCTGTTTTTGCGGCAAAACAGGTTTTATCTATTTATGAGAAAAAATATCCTGATGATTTGCGACCAAGAAAAGCAATTGAAGCAGCTGAGAAATGCTTAAAATATGGTTCTCAAAAAAATAACAACATTATTGCTGCCGCTAATGATGCTGCTTATATTACTTATATTACTTACTCTAATACTGCTGCTGCTTATTCTGCTTGTGCTGCCGAGGCTGCTCCTTATACTGCCGCTACTTATGCTGCTGCTGCTGTTGCTAATCATGTTGAAAAACAAAAATTACTAATAAAAATCTTTGATTACGGACTAACATTATTAAAATGAAAATAATAATATACCTTGATTCGGATAAGAATACTAAAATGGTACTCAGCCCATCAGAAAAATTTGACGGGAACATCAGAGATCTTGTACTTCATGTGACACATTCATCTTTTGATAGGCATAATTATATTAAAAACTATCATTCATTTGAAATAATAAATTTATAATCATGTGTACAATAACAGGAACTTGTAATTTAAAAGAATTCACGGGCTACAAGGTAGCCTTAAAAATTAATGGGAAATACTATTCTCCCGTAACTGGAGGGGAAATACTGGTTTCGCCAAGTGAGAATCGGATCAACAATTAAATCATTTAAAGAATGTCCCTAAAACCCCACACAGCAAAAGTATATCGTTGCATTAAAGAAATAAGACGCAACAACTCAACAGAGAAAGCCATCATTTCCACTTGCCGGAAATACGGTCTTAAAGAAACCAATATTCGTAAAATAGGAAATTTCAAAGTGAAAGTATACGATAAAATTTAACAAATGAAAACAAAATCTTTTGATATTGTGTCCGAGGGTGAAGTGTGGTTCTTGCCGACAGGAGTGAAATGTCATGTTTTTAATACGAATGCTCAAATATTTGTGGAAACTCAAAATGTTTCTTTACTTTGTTCTGTAAATTTAAATTAAATGACAACAAAAGAAGATCTTAACAGATTAACAAACTCGATTATGAAGGCTGCTGAATATATAGGCGCACGAATCGAGACTACGGAACCTGAAAAACCAGCAAGCCTAAAGGATGAACTCATAGCTCTTTTATTCGAATACGATCAACCAATTAGCGACCCATTCTACTCTGGTATAGAAATGGATCAATTCCCCTCCCTTATTGATAAGATTTTAAAATTACATGAAAAGTACAAATATCAAATATGATACTATTATTAACTTAAAAACGATTAAAATGGAATTCAAAATTGAAAAAGGAGTAAAAATTCCTTCAAAGTTCGAAAGGTATATGTCAAAATATCCTTTTGGAGAAATGAAGGTGGGAGATTCTTTCATTGCCGGTGAACCTACAAAGCAAGTATTGGCAAGGGTAGGTAACGCCGCAAGCAGGTGGGCTAAACAAAATGCTAACGGGCATGTTTTTACTTGTCGCACAACAAATGACGGGGTAAGAATATGGAGAACCCAATAAACAATATTGGTGAGTGCTCTGTTTTATGGGCACTCGCTTATTAAACTAAAAATGATTGAAGATGAAAAATGAAAATATTTTTAAAGTCACACCAATTAATATTTGGAACTATAAGCAAAATCATCCTGAACTTATTATTAATGACCTTAAAAATGAGGGGTTTACGGAAGAACAAATTAATATTGTAAGAATTTCCATGCTTGCCAGAGGTGTAAACAAGTGGTTAAAAGTTAGAAGAGATTTAATAGCTTATAAGAAACTATTAAAACATGAAATAAAACAATTGATGGATGATGTAGGTAAACTAAAAATAAACATGACCAATAAATGGTGTAATTTTAATAACGCTAGTGTTTATGATGTTCATGAGTATAATAAAGCCAGAGAACAATATGTAATTGCCCGTGAGCTTTTAAAATATAAACAAAAAGTAAGATCAGATTTAAAAAAATTGTGCATGACCAATAGATGGCAAATATGGGAAGGTAAACATTTATCTGATATGAACACTATAACTGCAAGCGATAACTAAAATGAGCCCTCAGAGACACGATATTTTTGAGTGGTATATTATATCAACTTTAAAAAGATCGTGCATCTGAGCGTCTATTAACACCATATATACTAATTTAAAAATTACTGAAAATGAAAAACGAAACTTCAAATACACATAGCATTAATCTGTTTGCCTTTTTAGACACAATTGATAGTAATTTAGAATTGCGAAGATATGCAAACCAGAAAGGTAGATGGATTGCAAAAATTGAAGATGCAGAGCTTAAAGAGGGCATTATGCTTATCGGAGACTATGGAACCGGCAAAAGTCCAGAACAAGCCATTGAAGATTATGTAAAGAAGATAAAAGGCAAGCTTATAGTAATAAACGCTATGACTGATGAAAGAAAAGAATTTAAAGTACCAGAAAGTCTTTTCTTTACTAGCTACTAACTACTTTATATAAGTAATTTAAACTACTGAGATAGTTCTTTGAAAACAGGTTAAAAAACTTTTTGTATATTTGCGTCAGATAAATAATTTAATAATGACTCAAAAAGTACATAAAAGAATAGACCAGTCTATGTTGGTTACTTTCCTGGCTTCATTGTTAGATTGTTTATCTACCAACATAGCTGGTTCTATAATCTGCACCAGACTTCTTGATTTATCGAAGATAAAACAAAAGCGGAGTATAAACGTCTGTAATTGTTTCTTTTCCAAAGAAAATCCAGCAACATCTGAGGACTTGATGACTGGTAGGTGATAGCGAAAGTTAAACAGGAAAAGACCTTATTACGCCTATAAGGACGACAAAGAAGACTGAATAGACTATTAATCTATTGAATGTGACACCACTCTGATATCACCTATAGAAGTCCTATGCTTTAAATTGAAATTAACAATAATTTAAAACCGAACGTTATGAACTTTTTTTGTAGACATGATTATGAAATAATAAAAGACCACTACCTCAAAAGCCAACTTGAATTATTTATGGAAAATAAGGGCAAGGCTGAAAGCATGCCAGCATCTTTCGGAATTTCTAAGTATATTATTATTTATAAATGCAAAAAATGCAATAAAATTAAAGAAACAATAATTTCAAACTTTTAAATTCTATGACACAACCAAATTACTTATTTATTTTTTGTGGAATATCCTGGATGATCGCTATGTGGGCAATATTCAGGTTGTTGGTGGAATTTAACTGTCATGAGGATAGTGAATTCATTAAACGCAAGCAAAAGAAGATGTTGAGGGTTAATATGCTGAAAGAAAGATATTATAAGCATAAAAAGGATTGGTGGACAAAGAGAAACCTCTCTTTCCTTCATGGCCTATGGCGCACACAATTCTCATCTAAATACGGATGGGAAGAATTTATAGAAATTGCTTTTTCCGGTAATTTGTATTTAGAAAAATAAACTTTAAATAATGTCAAAATCAATTGAAAATACGAGTAAAAAAGAAGAGAATGGTTATTCTTCATCAGATGTACAATGGTCTGTTGATGGAAATAAATTTCTCCCACAAGGGAAAACGGTAATGTTTCTTCCTTCTGGAAGTTATATACCTTATTATGACCCAACAACCGGGAAGGTGGGTTTTGAAAAAGTAATTATTGAACATGAGAAACTTTTAATATTACCAGACCCGGTTATAGATTATATTTTAAAAGACATAAAATCATTCTGGGCTAATGAACTTCTTTATAATAAATATGAGTTTTTGTACAAAAGGGGGGTTCTTTTATATGGTCCTCCCGGTAATGGAAAAACAAGTATCATAGAACTCGTTTCTTATGAAATCACCGAAAAATATCAAGGAATTATTATTAATATAAATTCTGAAGAAACTTTAAGATATTTTAATTTAATTCAATATAGATTAAAAAGTATTGAAAAGAAAAGAAAAATAATTATTGTATTCGAAGATATAGACGGTTTAATATTAGAAAAGAGAATTGAAACAATGCTTGTAAATATACTTGACGGAAATTCAAGAATGAGTAATGTTATAACAATAGCTACCACTAATTACCCGGAAAAATTAAGCGAAAGAATATCTAATAGACCCTCTCGTTTCGATAGGCGATATGAAATATCATCTCCGTCTCCTGAAGTTAGAAAATATTATATTGAAAATTTTGTTGGGGAAATTGATAATATCAATAAATGGATAAAAGATACCGAAGGTTTCACGATTGATCATTTAAAAGAACTTATTCTTTCAGTATATGTTCTAAAATATGACTATAATGAAGCTCTTAATACTATTAAAAACATAATAAATAAACGATATATTAAACCTTCGATAAAAACCGATGCCCCATCTTCAATTAATGGATTTAATAAAAATAAATTATAATATGCCAACAATGGATAAAATGATACGATATGAAATGATATAATTCGATTTCGATATATTGAGTACTAATTTAAAATTGAAAAATAAAATGAAAACATTAAAATTAACTAAAAAAACAAAAGATTTACTATTTAAAATAGTAATGGCGCTGATTGCTGTAAGTGGTTTGTATGGATTTGGGTGGTTGTATTCTGTAATTATACCCTGGAAGGGTGTTGAAATATTATTATGGTTTATTTCCTGGATTCTTTTATACTACATCATTTTCAAAATAGTCATATACAGATCAAAACCCTGACATTTCCTATTTGATAAGCAATAATAATTAACAACAATATGAAAACACAAGAAAAAATAAACAAACTGAAGGAAGAGTTCAACAAAAGGATAACCGAACTTGAGGAAAAACTAAATGAAGATTCTGGATATAAACCCGGAGATTGGGTGTTGGGTGGAGAAAATGAAATTGGTAAACATAAATCGTTTATTTTCAGAATAGAAAAAATTTGCGATAAGGAGATTGTGGCCTCTTCAACTACTCATTACCTTAGTGATGAGGAGATTCACACAGATTATAGTGAATATTATTGTGATTTGCGTGACATAACAAGAAAACTTACAGAAAAAGAAATTGAAGATTATCTTATTAAGGAAGCTGATAGGAGGGGGTACAAAATTGGGGTAAAATATATTGGTTGCTATACTGAGGCTCCTGTGTTTGAAATTAAGGAAAAACTTAAATATTATATAGGTGTTGATCAATTAACTGATGGTTGTGGGGGAACGGTTTATTTGAACGGTAAATGGGCAGAGATTATTAAAGATGAATCTTTAAGAATTTGTGGGCATAAAGTAGAAATAAATGGTCCACAAGTAAAAATAGGCTGTAAAGATTATTCCTTAAAAAGGCTTTTAAAACTCATCAAAGATTTAAAAGATTTTGAAATAACCCAAATGGTTGTCAGCGGAGAAACCATAACTAAAACAGAAATCAATAAACTGTATGAATTTTTAAATAATGATAACGATAACTGAAAAGGATTATAATCGCCTGAAAAAGAAAATGTCAAAGATTAAATGGCGTAGCATATTCGATGAAGTAATATTTGATGGAAATGTATATACAAAGTATCAACTGGCCGGAATACTTCAATATTTAGATGAAAAACTGAA